GGTCTTGCCCGCTGCTGGAGCTGCCTGAGGTGCTGGAGCTGCCTGAGGTGCTGGAGCTGCCTGAGGTGCTGGAGCTGCCTGAGGTGCTGGAGCTGCCTGAGGTGCTGGAGCTGCCTGAGGTGCTGGTGGAGGCGGTACGTCAGCAGCAGGGGCAACATCCACCACAGTATTGGTCTGTGCAACCTGTGGGGCAGGCGCTGGTGCCACGTCCGCAGCCGGTGCACCTGAGGCCGCTGCCTGCAACTTTGCTAATTCACCAGCGTAATAGTTATCGTAATCTGCCTGACTTACACCCTTACGTTTTTTCCACTGTCCGTTAGGGTAGAATGGGTTTGTGGCCTTGCCAAAATATGAATCGTTAAACGCAACGCCTTTTTCATCACGGGCAGTGGCGTAATCCAGCTTACCGCCTTCTTCGTCATCGGCATCAGCTGTAACTGCGGCAGTCACGACTGATACTGGCAGCGCATGTGATGCACCAAAATAACCTGCAAGCCCTAAAAACTGCTGGGCGGTTTCGGCGGCATCAGCGCCAGTTACTTTAATTTCAATTGTCATAGTCGTCTCCGTTTATGTTGTTCGACGGAAAAGAGGTTAAAATAACAATTGACAAAACGCAAGATGTTTTTTAAAGTTTTTACCACATTAACTAAAACGGAGCGCAACTGATGGACCTTAACGACCGCTTAAATCACCTCACTGCCGAAAATAACGAACTACGCCGCCAGCTGCGTGAATCCCGCGCCGCGTGGTCGGCACTGTTAATTGCTTACGTTATCGGTTTCGCACTTGGAGTCCTATATGCCCGTTAGTAGTTTTCCGCTGCGTTATTATCAGCGTGATATGGTGGATAGCATCGGGGATTCGTGGGACGCCGGGGCCGATGACGTTATGCCTGTGCTACCAACCGGCAGCGGCAAGACGCGCATTATGGCAGAGTTCTCGCACCGTCCGGGGCTGAAGATTTACCAGGCGCACCGGCGGGAGCTTGTCGCACAGATAGCGCTGGCCATTGCTAAAGAGCGCCAACCGCACCGGGTCATTGGTGATAAAAGTATGGTGAAGTTTATCACTGACCAGCAGATCGAAAAACTCGGTTATACCACTTATACCCCAATGGCTGAAAATATCATCGTGTCTGCGCAAACGCTGCACACCCGACCGACCGAGGCGTGGCACGCAGGCGTAAAATATTTCTTTAGCGACGAGGGGCACCACGGACTGCGCGAATCCGTATGGGGCCGCAACCGCGCAAGGTTCCCGCACGCTAAAGCACTGTGGCCGACTGCTACGCCTATCCGGGATGAGGGCGCCGGTTTGGGGCGTGACTTCGACGGCTTTATCGACCAGATGATTATCGGCCCCAGTATGCGCCAGCTTATCAATGAGCGGCATTTGGCTGATTACGATATCGTCATGGATGAGACGGACATTGACCTATCCAGGGTAGCCATCAGCGCCGCCACAGGTGATTATGTCGAGAAGCAGCTGGCCAGCGCGTTAAAAGAGTCCCGCATTTGTGGTGATACCGTCGAGTCGTACCAGCGTTACGCCGCCGGCCGGCTGACTGTGGTGTTTACCGCGGATGTGGATTTAGCTGAAGAACAGTCAAAACAGTTCCGCGACGCTGGTATTCCTGCAGAGGCGATCAGCTCCCGCAACAGCGATAAAGAGCGGGCAGATATTTTGCGCCGCTTTGAGAAACGGCAGACGCTGGTGCTGGTCAATAACGATCTACTCGGTGAGGGCTTCGACTGTCCGGAGATTGAGTGTGTTATCTTTGACCGCCACACTGAGAGTTACAGGTTATTCGTACAGCAGTGGGGCCGTGCGTTACGTTACGTTGCCGGCAAGCGGGCGTTAATCATCGATAAAGTCGGCAACACTCGTAAATTCCTAGCAAGGGGTTTCCCGCTGCCGGATAACCACCATGCGTGGTCATTGGAGCGTAGAGACCGTAAGGGCGGTGCAGGGGCTGGCGCTGCTGATGGCAATACGATGTGCACCAACGTACCGGACTGCGGCTTTCCGTACCCTGTTGGGCTGAGTGCGTGCCCGTATTGTGGCCATGAGCCTATAAAGACTGAGCGCAGCGGCCCCGAGCGGGTGGATGGTGACTTGCGGCTATTGTCGCCTGCCGAGTTGGAAGAACTGCGCCGGGCGCTCGTCAGCGTATCGCAAGACCCGAATGCGGTGCGCGATAAGATGCTGGCAGCCGGCGCGCCGACTGTGGCAGCACTCAGCGCCGCTAAACAGATCCGGATGCGTGCCGAGGCTAGAGAGCGCTTGGAGCGGTCGATAAATGTCTGGGCGGGTATTCACAGAGATTTAGGCGTTAGCGAGTCAGACGCCTATCGGATTTTTTACACCGCGTATGGGGTTGACACCCTCAGCGCGTTAACAGGTACTGCAGCGGACATGCGGCAGTTGGCAGATAAATTACATGGGGTGACTGGGATATGAAGCTGCGGGAAGTAGCGTTTGGTCAGCGGTTTGTACTGTTGCGTACCGGTCAGATATACACGCGCAAGGGCTATTATTACTACAGAAATAAGCCAATAAAGCGTTACGTTTGTACGCCCGACATCGGGCCGGCTTTCAAATACGGCCAACCCGTTACACTTAGTATTCAATGCGAGGTTAAATTAGTATGACTACAGAATACCACGAGCCGAGCAGCTGCAACGCGTGTGGCATCGGCGTAAATAAACTTAAAGTAACGCAGTCGGACGCCGGTTACGTGTCAGAAGCTGAAACCGTTTGTCAGTCATGTGGTCATACCGATTACTGGGCTTACGGCTTCTTTGAGTCTGGTCAGGATATGGTCAGCAACTGCAAGAAATACACGAACGGCGGACCGAGTAACGCATCTGCCAAAACTGAAAACTTATACGACCGGAGCCAACCGTGACCACACCAGACACCATACAGCAATGGCTACAAGCATACGTCCACCCGTCACTACACGCCGCAGCGCTGGCAGACCTTGCAGCGCTATACGCCAGCGATACGCCGACGGCAGGCACTGGCAGCGAGTCCACTGTGCAAGCGGCGACTGTGCGACTGTCCGGCCAGTACCGGCAGCGCTTGTGGCGGAATAACTCAGGGGCGGCAGTCGACGACCAGGGGCGGCAAATCCGTTACGGACTTGGCAACACCTCAAAGCGGATTAATGCCGTTATGAAGTCGTCCGACTATATCGGGATAACCACAATTACCGTACAGCCTCACCACATCGGTCGGCAGTTTGGGGTATTTACGGCGCTAGAGTTTAAAAAGCCCGGATGGACGCTGACGGCAGGCGATAAGCGCGGGCATGCACAGGCAGCATTCGGGCAGATAGTGATAGGAGCCGGAGGGATATTTAGTTTCATATCTGACCCCGGCCAATACGTGGAGTTATTGCGTCGGTGGGGTGTGACCGGCTAATCCCTGCTCAAGAGCGCGGCAGTATTCCCGCCACTCGTCACGCTCTTTTTCGATGGCATGCAGTATGTCGGGTGGCACCATACCGAGGCGGATCATTTCATCGAGTGTTAGGTTCATTCAATTTAACCTTTGTGAGCTGGTGTTTGGACACCCACACATCATCGCAACCCACAGGGTATCTATGGTTGTTAGATTCAAGCATTTGCAACTGCACACCGTCATTAATATCCGACAATTTGACCACAATGGCTTTAAGGGGAATAGCAAAACGATACCGGTCGTGAACTACAACTGTTTGGCCTACTTTTGGATTTTTCATACATCAAGCTCCGATTAAGCCAAGCACCGCGCTAGGCCACTCTCAAACCTTACCAGATTTATTTCACCTGTCAACTATTATTAATAGCCAGCAATCCGCCCGTCGGTTACACTCACTACCGGAGGTAACACTATGGACTTAAAAACACTGGTAGAGCAGCACGGCGCTGAACGTGTGGCGGTGGTGCTGGGCATGACGGAAAGGTACGTTAAGCGCTGCCTGAAGTCTGGCCGGGGGATCCGCACCGTTAAACTCGTCAATGCTGAAAAGAAATTAAATAACAATTGACAACGGCGCATAACGGCGTTAAAACTGTTATGCGTTTTTATTTTCTCGGAGCAAATATTATGACGGCGTTTATCAAGTACCTAGCCGAGCGCGGCCACAAAGTAGTCACGCCATTACCACAAATTCCGGATTTAGTTGGTCCGACGCTTCGAGTTATCGTAACGAAGCCTAAAGCGGCGGGGTCTGCTGTATGACCGACCGCGAATTATTAGAGCTGTCGGCAAAGGCTGCTGGCTTAGCTTACGAGTGGAATGAATGTTCTGGAGCTATCGAGTATATACCAGCTGGGCATACAGGGTATTCTCGCTGGAACCCACTATATGACGACGGCGACGCACTGCGGTTGGCTGTGAAGTTGCATCTTGAGCTTTCACCCGCATGCTACTCTCGGGACCGCGTGGATGTTTATTCTAGAGATAACAACCACGTCTCAGAACCGCACGGTGATGACCCCTACGCCGCCACCCGTCGCGCTATCGTGCGTGCAGCCGCCGCCATTGGAGCCGCCAGAGAATGAACCTATCCGCCTTACAACAGGCCGCCGCTGGCGGCCTTTCTATTCTCACGCTTTACCCGCAGTGGGTAGTGTGGCGACCAGTGCCCCCTGTTAATCCGGGCGACCGCTGGAAAAAAGAATTACTAAGCCCTAACGGCGGTTATGCGGCATCGTCCACAGATTCAACCACGTGGAGTGACTACCATACTGCGTTAATTTACGCCACGGAGCACGATCTGGGCGTTGGGTTTGTGTTTACAGCGGAAGATCCGTTTTTCTTTGTGGATGTGGATAATTGCTACCATGAGTCGTCAGGATGGTCGCCGCTCGCCGTCGAACTTTGCCAGCGGCTGCAAGGTTGTTTTATCGAAGCATCAGTATCTGGTACTGGTCTCCACATTATCGGTATCGGCAAGCGCCCTGATGGGTACAAGGTTAAGTCCGACATCGGCTTTGACGTATACGAATGGGGGCGTTGGGCTGCTTTAACTGGCTCTAACGGGTACGGCGACGCCAGTTTTGACCACAGTGCGGAGATTAACCGCATTGTTACCAGTTATATGCGGCCGAAAGAAACCGGCGCCACTGTTGACTGGGCTGGCGGCCCTGTTCCAGAGTGGTCAGGGTATACCGATGATGCAGAGCTGATCCAAGCCGCACGCCGCTCTAAGTCTGTGGCCGCGACGTTCACCGGCAAGGCGACATTTGACGACCTGTGGACAGCTAACGCCGAAGCACTGACAGTTAGCTACCCGCATGACGCAACGCCAGACACATTTGACCACAGCGCAGCGGATGCAGCACTCTGCCAGCACCTTGCATTCTGGACGGGTAAGGACTGCGGGCGTATCGACCGGCTATTCCGCCAGTCCGCTCTCATGCGCGATAAGTGGGCCGACCGCCCGCAATACGTGACTGACACCATTGCTGGCGCTGTTGCACGCTGCCGCAGTGTCCATCAGCGACCGGCAGTGCCTGAAGCGCTGACCCAAGCATCAGTAGTCGCACCGCCGCCATCAGTGGCTGTCAAACCGCGTTACGCGTCTATCGTGTCTGGCCAGGGCGTGTATGGTGACGGTAAAGACACTCAAAACGCCGCTACGTTTATTCAGTGTTGGTATCCAGATAACACACTCGTCTTTGTGGCTGAACAGGGCTATCGGTTTAACGGTCAAGTGTGGGAGCTTGTGGACAACCAGACGCTGATCCACGAGATGACTATCGCTATGTGGGCGGCTGAGCCTAAAGACGCGACAATCTCCAGCGCTTTCCGCATCCTACAGAAACACCGCACCGCACCGCACTTAAAGCCCGGTCAGTGGATTGGCCGCGACACGTCGCATTTGGTGGCGTGCCAAAACGGTATACTTGATGTCCACACTGGGCAGCTCGAACCGCATAACCCGCAGTTTTTCACTACCGGCATTCTGCCGTACAGTTACGACCCACACGCAACCGCGCCACAGTGGCAGTCATTCCTTGTGGATATCTTTGAAGGTGACGTACAGCGCATTGCGCTGCTGCAGGAGTGGTTGGGCTATCAGCTGGTGAACGACTATAGCCACCATAAAGCGATGTTACTGGTCGGTGCGCCGCGCTCAGGTAAGGGCACCATCGGCCGGATCTTGAATTCACTGGTCGGCAGCTCTAACTACATGGGTATGACGCTTGACGGGTTTGCAGATAATAAAACGATGGAGGCAGCGCTGACGAAAACTGTCCTCTTTATCGGTGATGCCCACAGTGTTTCGGGGCCGGATAAAAACCGCATCCTCGACCGCCTGATGTCGATCACGGGTAACGACTCACTGACCATTGGTCGGCTTTACAAGCAGTCATTCAGCGGTCAGCTGCCGGGGCGCATTACTATCGCAGCTAACAGCATCCCGACGTTTTATGATGACTCAGGTGCTTTTGGTAACCGGCTGCTGTTACTACCGTTCAACAAGTCCGCACTGGGTAACGAAGACCCGACGCTGCTAAACCGGTTGCTGACTGAAATGCCGGGTATCTGTAATTGGGCGATTGAAGGACTGCAGCGGCTGCGGGCCACTGGTCGATTCACTGAGCCGGCCATCTGCCGTGAAGAACGTGACGACATGCTGGAGCAGCAAGCACCGTTACTGACGTTCATCCGCCAGGAGTGCGATATAGCACCGATGCACACCGTCAGCACCGCGGACCTGTACAACCGTTACGTTTTATGGTGCACGCAGAACGGACAGAAAGCGGGTGGCCATAACCGGTTTACCCGTGAACTGAAATCCACATTGCGGGCCAAGGGTGTGGTTAAAAAACCGGTCAGTATTAACGGCCGAACAGTAAACGGCTTTGAGGGACTGTCGCTTAAGGCAGTGGATTTGATGAATAACGTAGCGAGCATACGCGCATGACCGATTTTATAGACGACACCACCGAAATAGAGGACCGCATCCTGCAGCAGCGTATAGAAGCGGCAAGACGCTCGGCGCTACCACCTGTGACGGGGCGGTGTTTTAACTGTGACGAACCAATAGACGCTGGTCGCTTCTGCCCCGGCGGTGAGTGCCAGGAGGACTGGGAGCGGAGGCAGCGGTTATGCGGACGTTAGTAACCGGCGGGCGTGACTATAACGACAGGGTGGCGGCCTATACCGCCCTCGACGCATTACACGCCCGTTATCCCATCAGCTGCATAATACATGGTGATGCCCGAGGCTCTGACAGCCTGTGTCGTGACTGGGCTATTAGCCGTGGAATTCCACATGAGGCGTACCCGGCAGATTGGGAGAGTTACGGTAAGGCCGCTGGTGCTATACGCAACGGTCAGATGCTGCTAGCTGGACCGCAATACTGCGTTGCGTTTCCGGGTGGTCGCGGTACGGCTGATATGGTGCGTAAAGCTAAACTACACGGGCTGATGGTTTATGAGCCATACAAATAATAGTTGACAGCACCACACATATGCGTTTATATTTAGGTCATCGAAACAAAATGGACCCCGGTGATAAAATGTCAAAAGTACACTTAGCTGCAAACAAGGGTGTAAACGGAGACCAGGTATACGCGATATGTGCATCAAAATCTTTGGGTGATGGTCAGTGTAAAAAGAACAATCGTGATACATATATCAACATGAGCAGCCCGATATTAAAGCCTTCCGAATACAAGAAAATCCCGTTGGTTGACCGTTGTGCTCATTGTGAGCAAATAGGTTTAGAGCGGCGTAATGCGCAAAGAAAGCAAAAAGGGTTACCGCCTGTTGAAACATTCGACCAACCTGGTTAATCCATGTAATCGGACCAGCCGTCATTTATAGCCACAATGCCCGCCGCTGAGCGGGCTTTTTATTGCCTGAAATACCGCCCATATGTTACCCGACTGTTAATCCCATCTCTCCCAGTAACATACTCATAACACGCGCTACCAGCCGCCCCAGTCAATTGTTAATCCCAAGCGCTACCAGCAACATATGTTATCCGTCTGTTACTCCCAGCTCTTATCAGCAACACCGTAGCAACGTCCGACCAGTCAAATGTTAATCCCAAGCGCTACCAGCAACATCTTTAACATTCGTGCAACAGCCCAAAGTGCAATAATCTATACGACTTGTTCTATTATTGGGAACAGACCCTCTTATACTTTGTTTCACCTCCTTGCACTTTCGAAATTCAAAATCGGTCGGTAACTCCTTGTTTCTTATTATTATTATACTTTATTATACTTTTTAAGAATAAAGTAAATAGATAGAAAAAGAGTAAGAAAAGAAGGATAAAAAGGGATATAAAAAAGATATAAGGAAAATGTGCAATATCTATAAGACCTAAATTCGACCTGAAACCGCTCGCCGTTTACAACTGCGTTACAACCAGCGAGTTGTGGATATCCGCTGGAAGTTGCGCTACACTGGCGCTAACGAAACCACTAGGAGCTTAACGATGACCGACCTGACCGTAGAGCAGCGTCAGGCAGCTGCAGACCTCGACCAGCGTGAACTTGTTTTTGCAAACGCATGGCTTAACGCTCATGAAACCGGTTTGAAGGCGTGGCAGTGTGCTCAGATTGCCTACCCGAACCAAGAATACAAATCGCTCATTACGACCGCCAGCAAGATGCTCAATTACAACAACCGCGTCAGGCATTACATCGACACGATGAACCGTAACGCCCTGAAGCGTGTAGGCGTTAACCGGGCTACCCTGATTTCCATGCTGCAGCGCCAGGCCACTACCGCCGAGCAAGCGCTGGGCGATCACATCGAGCACCGCACGTACACGTTGGACGACGGCACGACCGCAACGATGCCTTGGGCGGAAAACCCCCACGAGTGGCCCTCAGAGCTGAAAGCCCACGTCACGCGCTTCAAACCAGCTCCAGACGGCGAAGGATTCGTACTTGAGCTGCGCGAACTGGTCGACGAGAAAACGCGCCAGAAGGCCGTAGAACTGCTTGCCAAGATGGGCGGCGAGCTGACCGAACGCGTCGAGCTATCGGGCGGTGTGGTCAGCGCGTCGGTCGAGTTAGACGCATCCGACCCGCTCAAGGCCGCCGCAGAGTACACCGCGTTGATGCGAGGGCTTGACGACGCTGCCGGACGGCGTTAATCTGTATTGACCCCGACGCGTCTGGACGCTCCGCCAGCCGTCGGTGTGTCACTAACCCGGAGCAGGAGTGTGGACGTGCGTAACGAGCAAGACTGGGGTTTAGACCCTGAGGTCAACGACGTCTAACCAGCCGTCGTTGACGGCGAAGGCGTGTATTACTAACCACACAAAACGCGGAGCAGCGATATGTTAGAACCATCTAAACACTCGGTAAATCTTACGCCCGTCGGACACAGCGGTCCGCGTTTACGACCCCACCAGCAACGAGTAGTCGCAGAGAGCGACGAGCTTTCAACGCGACTTGCAGCGCTTAAAACTTTCATTGATTCTGACCGTTTTGAATCCGTGGATACCGCCGAGCAAGGCCGTTTACAGCGCCAGAAATTAATCATGGTTGAATACCTCGCCGTGCTTAACGAGCGTGTGGCGGCATTCGTATGACCACAGTCCACGTCGCGTGGTGGATTAAACTTCTCCGCCCCGTTTGGTTCGTACAGCACGCGCTGGGCTACCAGCTGTGGATACCACGTTGCGCTATTCGGGTGGACGAGCAATGACACCCGCCAGCCTGGAGCACCAGCAGCATATCCTCAGCCGCATTGAGAGCTGGCCGCCGCTATCAGCCGCGCAGCCCACGCATCGCGCCGGGTCGCTGCTGGTATGCGGTAACAGCGTTTGGGACGGCTCACGCTACGTACCAGCGCCACCAGCGACTATGGGCTGTGCGGTGCCGTTAGAATTTGACAGAGCGGAGTGGTATGCGCTGGTCAGACCGATATCTTAACGACCCCCGAGTCTGGACGCACGACTACCGGCCAGACTACGGCAAGGAATACGCACGCCGCGCCAAGTTGTACGGTATTCTGCGTAAAGACCCTAAAGCACGCGCATCAGCACTGACCCACTACCGGCACTCGCCGGTCGATTTCATTCTGGATTGGATCACCACTTACGACCCGCGTAACGCATCCCGTGGCCTCCCAACGACAATGCCTATGTGTATGTTCCCAAGGCAGATAGACTACGTTCAGTTTCTGCATGAATGCGTGCAGGACGAAGCGGGCGGCCTGGTTGAAAAGTGCCGTGACATGGGTGCCAGTTACGTAACGCTCGGCTTTGCTGTGTGGGCGTGGCTATTCATGCCCGGCATGGCTATCGGCGTGGGTAGCCGCAAGGAAATTTTAGTGGACCGCATCGGCGACCCTGATTCACTGTTAGAAAAAGTTCGCATGATGATCGACATGCTGCCGCGGGATTTATTCTGGCCGAAAGGCTTTAAGCCCCAAACGCACATGCCGAGCATGAAGATACTGAACCCGGCTACCGGTGCGATTATATCCGGTGAGGCTGGCGACAATATCGGTCGTGGCGGTCGGAAGATGATGTACGTGACTGACGAAAGCGCTCACTACGAGCGCCCAGAGCTTATCGAGGCTGCACTGGCTGATAACACCAACGTGCGTATCGATATATCGTCCGTTAACGGTCCCGGTAACGTGTTCCATCGCCGTAGGATGGCTGGCGAAGTGTGGGAACCCGGCAAGCGCATGACGCCCGGCAAGACGCGGGTATTTATCATGGATTGGCGCGACCACCCTGCGAAAGACCAAGCATGGTACGACGCCCGCCGCCAGCGTGCAGAGGATGAAGGTCTGCTGCACAAATTCGCACAGGAAGTTGACCGCGATTATAACTCTGCGGTGGAAGGTGTGCTGATACCGTCCGCATGGGTACAGGCTGCAATCAACGCACATGAGCGGTTAGACTACTGGGAGCCGTCCGGCATGTGGACAGCCGGCCAAGACGTTGCAGACAGCGGCGGGGACGTTAACGCGCTGGTCATCGCTCAAGGCTCTATCGTGCGTTACACAGAGAAGGACGGCCGCGAGGTCGACCACGCTATACCGCACCTGATGCTGACTGCCACACTGTGGGGCGTTAAGGTGTACCAGTACGAGGTTACAGGTGTCGGTACGGCGCCTAAAGTTGCTGCACGCATGTATGACCGGTTTGAGGCTATCCCGTGGTCGCCGTCAGGCGCCGTGGTGAATCCTAACGCGGATGACATTGCCGGTACGCAGCCTGGCGAGCCTGATCGCATGTGCAACAGAGACTACTTTGCCAACGCCAACGCACAGACAGCGTGGAATCTCCGGCTGCGTTTTCAGCGGACGTACAAAGCGGTGGTACTTGGCGAGCGGCAAGACCCTGACATGATGATCAGCATACCGGCCGATGACTATGAGCTCATCCAAGAGCTATCACAGCCAACGTACAGCAGCACGCCGAAAATAACCATCGATAAGAAACCAAACGGCGCCAAATCTCCGAACAAGTTTGACGCGCTTAAAATCTGTTTTGCGCCGCGTCAACGCCGCGTGCAGGCGCTGGAATACGGCGTGGAGCACTCAGGGGCGTTGGGTGTGGCTAACGTTGTTCCTGAGCTGGTTTTTTAACCGTGATACCGACGCCGCACCGCACTTGACGGTTTTCGCTATTTTGCGGTGCGGTACGCCTTCGGATAGCATCTGCAGTATTTTAGTTTTTTGCGCGTCGGACAGCGGTATTTGCTTGTAACGTCCGAGCCGGTTCATATCGGCCCCGACTTTGACGCCGTAATACCTGACGCGCTCAGGGCTGATACCGATGCGTGCAGCGATGTCACGACACGGTAAGCCCTGTTCAATCAGACTGTAAATGAGCGCCACGGTATCAGCGTTCAGCATTCCGTATCTCCCGCCAAACGCGCTGGACGTATCCTTTAGAGCAGCCGATTTCATCAGCCACAAGCTGCGCATCGGACCGGCCGTATTGTGCAGCAACTAATTCTGCTATACCCCGGTTACGCTTTAAGCCGCCGTGCGGGATGCCGTGTCTGATACGGGCAAATCGCACAGTGTCGATATCAACGCCGAGCTTATCAGCAACTTGGCGATTCGATAAGCTGCGTGACTGGGCTAAGATAGTCTGCGTGGTTTTGGATAGTCTCATACGTTGCCCACCAGTACAGATACGGACAGAACGAATAGCGCCGTTAGCGCTACCGCCACAGTTAGAAACGCTGCGGCAAACATCACACTTTGCCAGCCAAGTATCAGGTGCCCTGCGAAACCTTTGGCGCCTGACTGGTCGTAAAACCACGATACGAAAGCCGGCAGCAGCGCTAAGAATAAAACAGCTAGTAATGTGGCCATACGTTGTCACTCCACTTTCAGTATCGGGCAGTCGCCGGAAATATAAACCACTTCCAACCACTGCGGGACGGCGTTTTGCCGCTGCAGGTCGTGGACAACATCAGCAGTAGCCAGCAGCCGCGTCGGGAGTGCTGTAGTGGCGTTACGCTGCTGCCATTCGCTGACAGCGGCGAGCAGGTGCTTTGAGGTATTCACGATATTAGCGCTCCAACCGCACACGAAAACAGATACAGCAACCCGGTCAGTGCCGCGAAGCAGAGCACGATACACAGAGATCGTGTAAACGTCTCGTTCAGTATCTCCACACCCAGCACAGCCGCTATGAGTATAAAAATTATGAGTGCGATCATCTTCTATCGTCCCCAAAAATCAACACAGCCGCCGCTGCGATACCAAGCCACATGGCTGTTGTTTGATGCCCGGACACATAAAACGCTGCCGCAGAAACTGCCAGAAGCGCGAAAGATAGGGTTTTCATGATACGACCCCGTCAATCGCGCTCTGACGCAACGCCGCCGCACGTTCCTGCATATTTTCAGCGATGCGTCGAAACACTGCCAGTTGCTCAGCGCTTAACTTCAGCGACTGTTCGAACGGTGCCTGCATAATTGCGGCGGCTTCGCGCTCTAATATGATGGCTTCAAATATATTCTGGTTCATTTTGGCTCCTTAAGTTGTTTGCGGCGGTATTGGCGTTTACTCATACCGCGACGCAGTGGGTAGAATTTAAAACTAAATCTCTTACAGCCGAGATTACCGATCAGTGTTACCGGAATGTTTACGTGCATCATTTCGCTCCGTGGTTAATCAATGCTGAAAACTATAAAACAGTGATTGACAAAAAGCAAGCACAGTTATACGCTTTATGCGAATTAACCAACGGAGCATTACAGTATGAGTGATTTTAATGAATGGTTTTGCGGACTACCAGAAGGCAGACAGAAGGTGCTGCGGGAAGATAAATGGGCGTTGGCAGCCGCGGCATTTGATGCCATGAAAGCAGAGCGCGACGCACTGTCAGCGGCATTTAAGAAAGTTAAATCCGAATGCGTGACAGTATCAAATATTTGCCACAACCTCGCGTACGGGAGTAGAAACACCGAAAGCATTTTACAAAGTATTGACTCACTTAAAAACGCAATAAGTAATTTTGAAAACGTAACTGGTGATGACCTGCAACAACACCTGCTGGAACGTGACGCGCAGAAAGGTCGGGATGGGTATTGGCAGGGTGCTAAAGAGTGGTGCCCTGACGAAATTATACCGGAAGACGAAATTTTAACTTGCGCAAACGACTACGCCGACAGTATTCGGCAAGGTGGTGCAAAATGAAACCACTATCAGGTCTTGTCGCTGCTGCCCGCAGTCGTGAAGAATTTCATAACACCGCTACTGACTGGTGCTGGCGCTTCCAATTCCGTTACGACAGCGGACTGTCACTGCAAAAGAATATCTCGGCTGCCCGACGTCAGGGTAAGTTCATCGTGGCCACAGCGCTGACCGAATGCGCTAAATTTTATGAAAACTTGGGGCGGTGAGTTATGAGAGTATTTATGACATGGTTTAGTATTGGCGGTCTTATTGTGGCTGCCGCTTCTGGCAGCTCCGTTTGGACTGCTGCAATGTTCGTAAACCTTAATATTTGGTTGGCCGTTTTTGCTATCTTACCAGAGCCAAAGCACCAAGGCGGTGAGTTATGAAAACTGTGAAAAATCCCCAGCAATGCCAGTGTATTTACTGCGGTTATAAGTTCCCCGCAAAGGGTCGCGGGTTTAATGTTGCGGGTCAGAGATGGGTAAGATGCTTAGCGTGCTTTGAGGTTTTCTCACAGTCATATGCAGCACCCGTCAAGTCACCGGATGCCAATAAATGAGAGTAACACAGTCATACGCAGCGTCGATCCGCTGCAAGCTGCCGCCCGGTGCTCACGACCATACCTGCACTGTACGCGGGAGGCTCACATTCCTGTGGCCAACGACAGAACGCCACGGTGATGTTATCAAGTGGGTGGCCCGTTGCAGTTGTGGAAATTACGCGCTCGTTGGACGTAATACACGCAGCTGCGGGTGCCTTAACAGAAAGGTCGGTAAGCGCGGCCACTTATCGCCAGACGCGGTGTTCAATATCCGCACCAGCGATAAGACCGGCGTACAGCTGGCCGCCGATTACAACACAAGTCAATCAACCATCAGTAATATACGCACCGGCCGGCGTTACGCTGGTGTATAGCCACCACCCGCTGCTTTATGCTACCATTGGGGCATTACACTGTTTGGAGTGCCCCAATGGATCAGTACGAACCACTCGCCGTCGCTGGCTATAAATCCTCAGGTGGCGACGTTATCGACGACTACCAGCCGGAGTTACGCGGCGAAAGGGGTCGTAAAACTATCCGGCAAATGACGAATGACAGTACCATCGCCGCTTACATGCTGGGGGTTAGCTCTATCTATTCGAGCCTGCCGTGGTTTGTCGATCCTGCCGATAAGGACGACCCCATAGCTGTTGACGCTGCCGAGTGGTTACGTGCTACATTGTTTGACCACATGGGCGACCCAGAATATAAGCAGCCTGACGACACGTGGTCAGCATTCGTACAGTCGTTCCACGAGGTCGATGCTTTCGGCTGGGGTTACTATGACGTGCAGACTAAGCAGCTGGAGGACGGGACTGAAGGCATCGCACGACTGATACCCATCGCGCCTGAATCTCTGTACGAATGGGATATTGACGAGCGTGGCTATGTCCACGGGTTAACTCAACAATCGCCGCGCACTTTCCGCTACATTCCGATCCCAACGACCCGAGCGCTGCACCTCGTCAGCGTGCCGTATAAGGGAAGTCCTGAAGGTCGCTCAATATTCCGCGCTGCGTACCGCGACTGGTATTACAAAACACGTGCAATGGAGCAGGAAGCGATTTTACATGACCGTGGCGCCGGCTTCCCGGTGCTTTACGTCCATGCGGATGTTAAACGCCAGGCGATGGAGAAGACCAGCACCGGTCAGTCGACTGACCGCGCCAAAGCCGCACAGTCGGCGATGGACAGTTACGGTAATATGGTACGCGACATTAAGCGCAATCAGCAGTCTGGCGCTGTGGTGTATTTCGACACCGTAAAAGACGTCTCGGCTGATGGCGGCGTGACGAACACCGATACCAAGACTGTGGAATTACAGCTGCTGTCCTCCGAGTCCACCCCTGCAGACATCGATAAAACCATACGCCGGCTAGACGCATCGTTAGGTCGTGCAGTGCTGGCGGATTTTATGTTTTTCAACACCGACGGCGGTAGCGGTAACAGCGGCGGGTTAACTGTCCGTGTCGAATTATTCCATCAGTCACTGACAGGGCTGCTGGAGCGTAAAGTCGAGACCATCAACCGCCAGCTGATCCCAATGCTGTGGAAATTAAACCCAGGCTTTGAGCGCTGGCCGATGCCGAAAATCCGTGCCGGTGTTATTCAGCGTGAGAAAATCTCAGAAGTGCTGAAGTCGCTGGAGGTATTAAGCCGGGCTGGTTTCCCTGTAGCACCAGATCCACTGCTGCAGGAACACGCCTACAAGGAATTGGGGCTGCCTACCGACAATATTGACCCTACCGCGACTCCCGCACTCGACCCACTCGAATAGCCCCCGTTAAGGGGCTTTTTATTAAATAGCAGTTGACAGTCAGTATTATGGTGTATACGCTTACCGTTACCACTCATAACGGAGCAAGCCACATGTACCGACTGAACGGTCTTAAAATCTACCAAGGCGTTAAGCTGATTGCCACAGCTGCAAACCCAGCCGCTGCCCAACAGCTGCTTGACGCGCTGAACGGTGATACCGGATACCCTGAGCGGGTGTTACGTGCTCTGTCCCGGTAGTCTCGTAAGCCACCCAACTGACGGTCGGTTTTATATCGAGGCTGTCAGTGACCCGACGCCGCTGTATCCGTCTGGCCGGGCTAAACGTGTTGAGGGCTGCTGGTATGCTGCCCACACCCTGACGCCCGATCCGTTTGCCTGGCGCTGCGGGACGCCCGTACAGCTGGGGCAGATGACTGACCGCGGCGTTGTAACTGAAATTAACCCATTGCGGCACATGGTCGCATTAAACAAAGGAAAACTGATATGGCCGATAACGCTATTAAAGCTCCGTTAGGGGCGACACACCACCACCCTGGCGAGCGCGGGTCCGCTTACTACCGCTTCGACGGGCACGTGTGGAAATTCTGGAACGTTTTCCGCAGCGAGTGGACGCGTTGCGTCGATAACAAACCAGTGTGTAACCCAACACCACTGCCACCGTCTGAACAGTCTATGTGCTGCGGTACGACGTGTGACAAGCGTAACGTTGCTGATTACATCGTACGGCTCGAAGCTGTGGCAGAAGCCGCCCAGATGGTCGCACATGGCCCGCTGGCAGGTGACGTCCGCGGCGATAATCTACGGGCAGCACTTGCGGAGGTGTATCGTGGTTGATTGGAGTAAAGCGCCTGAGGGTGCGACGCACTGCGATGCTGAGTTTGATGATTTATTTTGCAAGTTGATTGATGGTGACGTAAAGGTCTGGGATTCAGAAAAATGGTTACCACCTTTCATACGTTCGGAAGAAACAAAAGCCCAATGGATAAAATCATTAATACCTCGCCCAGCAACTCCTGATTTCGTCCGTAAAGCCGTAGAGAAAGAGGCGATACGGTTACATCAGGAAGTTATGGAAGCAGCACCAACCGAAGCCCCACGAAACAAATATGACCGTACAATTCACGGCAAGTACGGCACCGGCAAGTGCACTGTGGATGTGTATCGGGTGCTGAACGCATTCGGCCCGCTGTCGCCAGAGATTGACCACGCCGTAAAGAAACTGCTCGCCCCTGGTCAGCGTGGCGTTAAGGATGAAAAGCAAGACCTGCTTGAAGCAATTCAAAGCATCGAAGCGCGGTTACAGTATCTGGAGGCGACCGAGTGAGCGTTAATAGTGAAGCCCTGACACTGGTGTTGAGCCGGCGTTTAGCGATTGCAGATGGTCGCAACCAGCAGCAAGCGATGATCCACACTGCACGCGTTTTACGCAACGAAACGCACAGCAGAGACACTTACGAATCATTGGGTATCTTCCTCACCGCCACACCTGCTGAGCGGCAGAAGATACTTGACGTATCTGAGGGCATGTTCCTCAGCTGTTAGCAGATGCCCGCCTCGTGCGGGCTTTTTATTACTTGTGGTATACTACCGGCACACCACACGGAGCCGCGTACCATGTCAGATCCCTACCCACAGCTTGCCGCTAAATTTGAACCGTTAGTCCGTGACGCACTGTTACGCGCATGGGAGAAGCTGCGCGGTACTGCCAGCCTTGATACGCTGACTGAAGTGATCCAAACCGGCGGCGCATTTGCCGTGCTGGAATACCTGCGCGACATTGAACCTATATTAGCCGCTGAGCTCGTACCGGTGCTTGAGGATGCGATCTTGGCTGGTGGTCGCGCAGTTGTGGAAGTGCTGCCAGCTGGCGCTCAGCTCGGACCGTTTACGTTCAGCCTGGTTAACCCACAAGCGGCGTCATACATCCGCACGTATACGCTTGACATTATCCGCGAGATATCAGCAGAGACCGTTGAAGCGGTGCGACTTGCTGTGCAGTCTGCGGTGCTGGCTGGACGCAATCCCCGCGCCATTGCACGCGATTTTAAATCAGCGATAGGTCTTACCCGAGCGCGTGAAGAAACCGTACAGCGATTCAGACAGGCTTTAATTGATGGTGACGCGGCGTATATCGCGGGCTTGTCCACAGCTGACCAACGGATGGTATCAGCCGCTGAGGTTGGCGTTACCCGTCAGGCGCAAATTGACCGCATGACTGAACAGATGCGGGCAAGATACGTGACGCAGCGTAGCGAGACTATAGCGCGTACAGAATCGTTACGGGCGCTCAGCATCGGTCAGGACCAAGCGATCCGCCAAGGGCAGTTATTGGGCGTTATGAGTGATAGACTCGGCAAGCAGTGGGTAGCGCGTCGCGGTGATGGACGCACCCGCGAGCCGCATTTAGCGACTCCGGGGCTTAACGGGGTGATACCTTATGCGCAGGATTTCCAAACACCTTTGGGGCCGATGGCTTTTCCACGTGACCCAAACGGCACAGCGGCGAATGTCATTAACTGCCGCTGCCGGATGAAGATTGTGATGTTGGACGATTAGGGCTGGTACGGTGGTGAGCCTTCAAGTGGGGTTAACTCATCAACTAAGTGGTTATGTGGGGCATCAGTCAGCGCCTCCAATTTTATCCAGCTACCCAAGCTATAAAAATACAGAGTCTCATCTTCATAACGCCAAAACGCAATCTTTCCACCTTGAACACCCCCAACGTGCGTTGCATTTTTAGGTGGTCCAGATATGGTGTCAAGCGCTGGTGGCGGCGCAGCAACGGTCTGTAATTGTGGCGGCATTGGCGCTACTACCACACGTACGCTACCAGTCGATGTAAACTCAACGCCCGCCAAGTTGTCTGAGTAATGCTCAAACTCCACCCGAGACAGTGTAACGCCGTGTTCAGTTTTAACGCGGTTGAACGCTTCCGCGAGGATGTCAGTTATTGTAGCCATGTAACAGCTCCAGTGGGATATCAATCGTTTTACCAAATTTAGCGGCGACTATAGCGCGGCAGATTGCAACTTTATGATTTTCGCCCATACCAACACCGCCTAAAATTTCTGCGCGGATCTGACCCATACAAGATAAAAATATCGCAGAGTGTTGATCAATTAATGGTCCGCAGTCTTTCCACGATTCTGAGGGAGACCACCAGTAATAACTTTCTACGGGGCGTTCCGGCTGTGAGTCTTTCCAAAAATAATTGTAAGAGGCCCCAACCGCATAGAATCCGGTCCTGTCGCCAGCAACACTGTCCTTACTGCGTATTGTTAAACCAAGAGCATTAGCCACCGCCCAATCCAATGCCGCGCCAGTCAGATCGCTCACGTTTATCGTAGCCATTCGTTAATCTCCGCATTGTAAATGTCGTCCATATGGTTAGCCACAGCGCCCAGCTCGTTACGCCAGAGCAGTGTGGCAGCCGGCTTATCGCCACGTAACACAGCGCCGGTGAACTTTGCGACTGCGCCAATAGCGCACAGTCCGTACATCGCGCTGACTTTAATCATTTCCTCGATGGCGTCCGGCATGGTCAGAACTCCAGCATCGTAGAGTGGCGTAACTCAGCTGGCAGCATCCGCCAGCGCCAAGCAATCAGTCGGTAGTGGTACATTTAATTTCCTTAGCCAGTAACCGACTGGCGCCGGGTTAGTTGTTATGACGCCCTGAATCCGTTGCATGTCAGCAAAAACTCAAGAACAAAAAGCTTCATTGTTTGTGATCCGACGCCTTGTGCCCAATAGTCTGGTGGGCACCATCCGGCAACGAGTACGGCCATCTTCTTTGCTACTGCAGGGCTCACACTGAGCTCGTCATTAGTGTGCTGTGTGTTTATCAGCTCACCCATACCCGGAATATCGAGAAGAGTAAACCAAGCGCCGTTTGGTAGGTGCAGAGCGCCAACTGACTGGCTTTTGCGTCTCTTGTCTTGAACTAAAACTGTCACTGTAACTCCTTAGCCGGAAACCGTCCGGCGGCGGTTTTATAAAAATCCGTAGTAGCGCACGCCAGCCTGAACAAACAGCGAGCTAACGCAAGCAGTTGTTTCTAATTCTTCACGAGTGCACTCAACCCATGTTCCGCGAATGGATGGTACGGTTTCGGATTCAGCAAATAAAATAACTGTTGCTTCTGAATCTAAATCTGCCGCCGTGTTTTTAAATGTTTTCATTTTGCTTCCCTCACTCACCGGCACCATGCCGCTGTTCGTGTGGTTGATTATAACGCACCTAACACCACTGTCAACTGTTATTTATTGCACTTCAGTTCTATTAATCGGTACAGCCACATTGCACATTCTTGCAGTCTATTGCACTACAGAACCACCGTAAGCCCTTGATTCCTATTAATATTATACTTCCTTATACTTTTTAAAATAAATTAAATAGATATAAAAATAAGAAGAAATAAGAAGATAGGAAAAGATATAAGGAAAATGTATAATTATCTGCAATTCTGCAATCCGAGGTTTACCATGCTTAAAGTCAGCGCTCAGGAACGTTTAGTGTTCGGTTGGGGGCAGGTCTGTACCAAAAACGGCGAGCTGTATTTCGACACCGATAACCAGGCCATTCCCGAAGACGTCGCCCTCAAGGGGTGGAAAGAATTCATGATGTCAGCCAACCGCACCCACAAAGCCATGCACGCAGGTGTGGAAGTCGGGCAGGTAGTTTTTGCATTTCCGATGCTGTCGGATATTGCAAAATCGTTAGGCTTTGAAAACCTTCCGCAAACTGGTATACTCACTGGTGTTTATGTGTCTGACGACGCAACACTGCAGAAATTTGCGTCAGGTGAGTACACAGGGTTTAGCATCGGCGGCAGTGCTGCTTGGGAGGACGTAAATGCGGTTTGACGGTAAGACAAATCCACAAGTGGCCACAGCGCTACGCATCGGTGAGCTGTCCGGCGTCACTGTACCGGCGCATACTGGTGCTAACGTCACTATCCTGAAATTCGGCACCGACGTCGACACGCTGATTAAATCCATGTTTGCCGAAGAACTGGCCGACGAGAAGCTCGAAGCCGCTGTACGCGCTTGGCTTGACCCGTTGTGGCAGTACAATTACGCGCTGCGTGAAGCTGCTGAGAAAATCATGCAGGACGATACGATCACCGATAAACAGGCAGCACTGCGGGCGTCAGTGTCTGACTATTTGCAACACGTTGTAAGTCTTTTTAACACCCAACCGGAGGCCGACATGGCTGATAACCAAGAACTGGAGCTTTACAAAGCCCTGGCGCAAATGACAGACGCTCAAAAGGCGCACTATCAGTCGTTGCCGGAGGCCGAGAAAGCCGACTTTTTAAAACTGGACGGTGCCAGCCGCGACTTAATCGTTAAGTCTGCTGCCGTTGCCGATGAAACCCACACCATGCAAGATGGCACTGTGATCACCAAATCCGCTGCCGGCGCGATGTTTGCTGTTCTGAAGTCTCAGGACGCGCAGCTGCGTAAAATGCTGGACGAGCAGAATCTGCAGAAAGCAATCGCTCAGACTGCTGCTGACTTTGGTAATTTACCGGGCGAACCGCTGGCAAAAGCCAAGGCTGTTATGGGTCTGAACGCATTGGACGCGGCTACCCGTACTTGGGTGACTGATACGCTCAAAGCTGCCGACACGCTGTACAAAGAGCGCCGTCAGCCAGCCGCCGACTCAGCTGCTGGTGGTGACGAGAACGCTGCCGACAAGCTGGATAATCTGGCTAAAGTATACGCTGCTACCCATAAGGTTTCTCACGCCGTCGCATCCGTCGCGGTGCTGAAAACCGAAGAAGGTCGCGCACTGTACCAACAATCACTGGAGGGCTAACAGATGGCTCATGAAACCGCATTACAGAGCTTCAGTGCAGCGGCTGGTGCCGACCTGTCAGCTCTGCAGTACACGTTTGTAACCCTGAACAGCTCAGGTCAGGTGGTAGCTGCGGCTGCTAACTCACTGGCTGCAGGCGTACTGCAAAACAACCCTGTTTCTGGCGAGGCTGCGAATGTGGCTATCGGCGGCGAAACGAAAATTAAATTAGGCGCAACGTTAGCAGCCGGCGCGATTGTGGAAGTTGGCGCAACTGGCGGTAAAGCTGCAGCAGCTGCCGGTACTGGTAGCTACGTGATGGGTATTCTGACCCTCGGCGGCGCTGATAACGAAATCGGCAGTATGGTGATCCGCACCGCTGGCCCACTGGCTTAAGGAGTCTTGAATGAAACCAACAAGTTCGCAAGTTCACGTTAACCGCCCGCTTACCAACATTTCAATTGCGTTTATTCAGCAAGCGAACATGTTTGCAGCTGGTCAGGTTTTCCCGATGGTGCCGGTCGAATCTAAGAGCGACCTGTATTTCATCTACGACAAAGCCGACATGCACCGTAACGATATCCGCCCACGTGCGCCGGGTACTGAATCGGCTGGCTCAGGCTTTGGTATCAACACCGATAACTATTCTTGTCAGGTTTACAGCCTGCACAAAGATATTGACGACCAAATCCGTGCAAACGCTGACGACCCGTTAGACCTCGACACTGCCGCAACGCAGTTCCTGATTGGTCAGTCGTTGATCCAGCGTGAAGTAACGTTCGCCCAGAAATTCATGGCGCAGTCAGTATGGTCATTGGATTATGAAGGTGTGGCGTCTGGTCCTACTGGCTCTCAGGTTCTGAAGTGGACGAACTCAGCGTCTGATCCAGTTGCACAGATTAAAGCAGCTACTTCTGCTATCCACAAACTGACTGGTTTCCGGCCTAACACGCTGACTCTGGCTCAAGACGTGCGCGATGCGCTGGACACTAACCCGTCCATTATCGACCGTCTGAAGTACGGCCAAACGTCACCAGGCGCTGTTGTGGTCACTGACGCAGACTTAGCGCGTGTGTTTGGTGTTGCCCGGATCGTCGTATCTGGCGCAGTTATCAATAACGCCAAAGAAGGCGCAGCGGCAAGCAACGACTTTGTTATCAAAGGCGGCGCACTGCTGACTTACTCAGCGACCACACCATCACTGATGGCACCATCAGCTGGTTATGTGTTCAGCTGGCGCGGTCTGTTAGGTAATAACGAAGGCGTGCGCGTTAAACGCTTCCGCATGGAGCATTTAAACTCTGACCGCGTTGAACTGGATCTGGCCTACGACCAGAAGAAAGTCAGCGCAGATTTAGGCGCGTACTTCCGCACACTGGTCTAACTGGTCAGTAGCGTTAAGTAGAGGGGCCGCAAGGCCCTTTATCATTTCAGCGACTGGTAGACTTGGCGCGTCGTGCCGGGTTTTAAAGTTCTGCGAGTTGTTTGAACTAAATAAGGCACCCGCAGGCCGCTTGCAATTTGCGTAAAACCACACGCTTTACGCTTTGGGTTGACCACATCGTTGTAAGCTACATTTGCCTTGCCGATTGTTAAAGCGCGAGCAGTCCGACGTAATGATTTAGCTTTCTTACCGTTCATCTGTGTAACTCCTAATTGATTAAACACGCTGTCAGTATTATCCGTATTTTACGCGCTGTCAACTAAAATTATTTATGATATACTACGATAGTCAATTAACCGGAGAACCGCTATGACATACAAATTTGAGGACTTAGATTTATCAAAGCCGCTGTACGCAATTGTGGAATTTCAGTACGGCGCACAGATTTTTAAACCAGGCGACGAGTTTAACTGGCGTCACATGGCTATTGGTCAGCACATGGTTTCGCGTCTGTGGAATGCGCGCCAAATCCGCCACACGCTCGATGGTAATGTGGACGAGCCAGCCGCAGTGGTAACGGAGCCAGCCGCAGTGGTAACGGAGCCAGCCGCAGTGGTAACGGAGCCAGCCGCAGTGGTAACGGAGCCAGCCGCAGTGGTAACGGAGCCAGCCGCAGTAGCACCTGAAGCCGTAACAGCACCTGAAGCCGCCGGCATCCCCGCCACATTGGAAAACCTCGGTATGGGCTGGTACAACGTTGTTGTGGAAGGTCTCGGCCCGGTGAACCCATCGAAGCTGAAAGGTAAATCCGCTGCGTTAGCGTGGGCAGCTGAAAATAATTACTTGACAGGCGAGTAGTCAACCAATATATTTAAAACGCATCAGAGCAGACCGCCCCGCTGCGAATTGCAGAGTAACGGGGCTTTTCTTACACAGTGCGGCCACACCGTCAGCCAAGTAAGAGACGGTCAGATAATCGGAGGTTGTTATGCACTTCCCGCTGTAATGGCGGCTTACCGCGGTAGAGATACCGCCCAGTTTATTGGTTTGGTGTTTGGTTGATTAAAACAGTCTCTTGCAGGATCGTCCGGTCAGACACCAAAACCAATGAGCTGAATGCGCGAGCTAACGCGCTGGGTCGCATATCCACCTTGGGAGGGCCGCTGCGCCGTAAGGCGTTGGAGCGTCCAGTCTGGTTGCGGGTAAACCTACAGACGAAGCCGGAGTTAAGCACCGGCCAGCTCATTACAATTCCGGTGTCTGGGTCAATGGCTGATCGCTGCGTTTGGGGCGCAGATCACGCCTACCGCACCGACCAAATAAAAAAGCGGCCATCACTGACCGCTCTGAATACCGCCACTAATCGTCGTCATCCGGCGGCGGGTAACTTGGTTGTGGCGGTAAGTAGTCCATCAGCCTGGCGCTCCTAAAGCAATTGGAACAGCCGTATCGACTTCCAGCACCTTATCACCATGTTCGGCGTACTCTTTCATCCAATACTTGAGCGCCATTGCTTCTACGCTGTTGTCCGGGCCTATTACCAGCGCCAATCATGTGAGATGTCGTGACAGATGCCGAACGCGAGCCAGCCGGCGTAAAAATAAGTTTGATGCTGTCGGTTACTCTGGTAATCTATCTGAGCTGATAACTAACCTAAGGACCGTACCAATGCCAGAACAAGAAACCCCGGTAAAGCCACCAGTTCAGCCTGATAGCCAGCCGCCGAAGCCAGATGATGACAAATGAGTTAGCGCTGCTAATTCTGGCCGCGTTGTGGCTGAAAACGGGCAGGGGCGTAAACCTCTGTCTGTTAATTCTCGGCTACTACGCAGTGTTTTTGGCGTCTGTTTATCTGCGGTCAGCACCGTTGGATACCAATCAATCTATCAACGTGTACATGGTGTACATCAAGCAATCTGCCATCGACCTCACGTTTTTAATACTCTGTATTTATTTATCAGTAAAATATCACAACTTTTATGGACTTTATGCGGCTATAATTGCCAGTAGTTTGATATGTAACGGCCTGATGCTGTTCGATCAGGTTATTGATATCCACAGATTTTATCAGTGGCATAAATGGCGGCAGGAAATAGCAATACCACTTGATTTACTGTTTGCCGTTTTAGGGAGTGGCGGTGTCCGAATCTCAAATTACAATAACCCTTATTTGCGTACTAGCACTGGTAAACGCTATAATCGGCATCATTGTAATTAAAGCACTGATAGAGATTAAACGGCATGAGCGATCTGACAAGCGTACAGAACCGTCTGGACCAGCACGAGCGCGAGATTGCGCTGATTGGCCAGTCGACCCGGCAAATGATTGACGGGCAGAAGCAACTGACCGAATCCCTCACTGACTTAACTATCAGCCTCAATAAGTACATCGAGCGCCACGAGCGTTCAGCCACTGACATCACCGACATTAAAACAGAGCAGAAAGCCCACACGGCGCAGATAGCAGCCATCCGCGAGCAGAACGCAGCCAACCAAGATGTGATCAACGGCGTGCGGGGGCTGAATGCTAAATTAGTGTGGTTTATCCTTGTCGCAATACTCACGCCCATTATATCTGCAGGATTTATCGCTTCACGTGCTGGGGGTGGCTAATGAGTTTCACAGTAGACGCCGTGCGCCGGTTGGTATACGTACCGGAGCTTGACGATACACAGATACAGGCATACGCAGACGACGGTTATACCGACGCCATTGATGTGGCTATCGCTATCTGCGACTACATGGCCACACGCACTGGTGGCGCGTCAAAAATGATTAAGGTCGGCCCGATCACCATCGACAAAGCCGCAAGCTCCCAGAACTGGCAGCAGATTAAAGACAACCTGATTAAGCGTAAGCTGCTGGGAACTGGTGTACCAGGGGGAGGAGTTGGCCTTGCGGGTCTTACAACTTTTGGTGCTGCCACACTAACCGGCGGTGGGCTGTCCGAACCGGTATACGTCGGCCAGTTTGATAACCCGCCGCGATACGGAGCGAGCAGTGAGTAATTTACCGCCGTTGGGCGGTGTGAGACGGAGCGAGCAGTGAGTAATTTACCCGATGTGATCGCAGGTGTTATCGAAGCGCTGGCGGAAGCCGGCGAAACGCTGACTTTACGCCGCTATACGGTCGTGCAAGACCCACTGGACCCGACCGGCCCCGGCACGCAGACTGTGGTTGACCGCCAGTGCCGCGGCTATGTCGGACCCGTCACACGGTTTGACACTGCTAACCGTGTGCCTGTCACGACTAACGATGTACTGATTGACCCGTTGAGCATTGCAGGCAACACTGCGGCAGCGCTAACGGTTATCAGCCAGGCAGGCGATGTGGTCATTGACGGCAGCGGTAAAGAATGGGTAATGACTCAGGACCAGCACCCGCGACTTGAGGGACGTATTGCTGTTTTCTGGCACTCTGGAGTGGCATGATGCCATCCGTCCGCATGTTGGCGCTGCAAGCTCAGCTCGGCGATGCTGTCGAGGATGAAGTACGCCGCGTGACATTGAATATCCGCAACACGTTAGTCGATGAACCACCAGACGGTACACCCATCGATACAGGCTTTGCCAGCAATAACTGGTGGTTTAACGTAGGCGCTCCAGCGGATAGCCCCAGTTCCCCCACAGCCGGCGGCTCGTCGCGTATCGCTGCTGACACACTGAGCATTGCTACCGCCACGATAAACGGCCAGCCGCTGCACATCACCAACAACGCTTCATATATCGGGTTGTTAAACGACGGCAGCAGCCAGCAGAGTCCAGCAGGGTTTGTAGATCGTGCGGTAGTCCGGGAGCAATTTGCATCCCGGTATCGGCGGTTGGGTTAGTCAGAGCAGCCCATAACTATTGGAATATCGACAGGACCATACGCGCCTCGGGCGAGTAATACCAACTGATCATTGTAGGCCAAGTTCGCCCTGTCTTGAGTATCCATCCGCTGCTGATACTCTTCCTGATTGATTGTTTCACCGTTACCCAGAGTTACTGTCATTTTTAAGTCATCTCGGCGGACAACTGTACGGGACGGGTCGTTAATCATAACTCTACCCTCACGCACCGGCAATTAAAGGTTTGTGGCTGCACGCGCCGGATGCGAATCCGTGTAGCCGCTTTGAGCTGCCACCAGCGACGGGGCAGTGTTTCGGTATATTGTTCGATCCGCCCGTCGTGTACTGCTAATTTGCGAAGCATTTCACGGACGTTATCCCACTTAGATTTTGGTACTGTCACCCACAACCTGAGTGCATCCGGCTTACGATTGATTTCGTTAATCATCTTCTGCATTAGTTCAATACTAGCGTTAGCCACCAGACACCTCCACAGCGCGCACCGCCTCAACCGGCATATACAGGTCAGCGTATTGATCGTCAGGCAGCATCACGCGCACGCGGCCGTCATTCAGCACCAGATATTCATAGTCGGCCAACCGGTCTGTCGGTAAGCACTGGTCTTGCAGCATCATACCAATCTGCCGGCGGTGTGGAGATTGCTGGTACTGGTCGAGCATGTAAGCAGTCGTGCAAGCCACGTAACCGGGCTTAACGGTCTGCGGTGGCGGCACGTCACCATAAGCCAGGGCAATACCTGCAGCAATGGTTAGTGACATATAAGCTGGGAAAAGGTAGGTTTTCATTGGTTGGCTCCGAGTTAATAGCGTACTTCTAAAGTAAACGCGGCCTCAGGTACAGTTAAATGATGCGTAGCACCATTTGGTAACTCCACTTGAACCCTTTCTTCGGCGATGCGTTTGATTTTGTATGCCGATAGTCCATCTGTAGATATCTCCCTACCATCATCAGTACGCGCCGTGAAGCCCGGTTTTAACCGATCTAACTCGGTTCTAACCATTTCAATAGTGAATGTAGCGTTGCGGTAGTTAATGTCTTCCAGCGTAATAAGGTCAATAACTTTCACCTCGACACCTTCAAAATTCTCACCGAACCCAGAAGCACGTGCAGCCATAGCCACCAGTAGGCAATCGTGGCCAGTTTGTACGTGCTTGAGTTTCATGTTTCTGGCTACAATACCAATTTTATTGGTAGCATCATCAACCTGAATAAATTCTGCGGTGTAGTAGCTACATACCACTTTGTACTGAGTTTTCATACTGTCGCTCCGTTGTGTGTCAGTACGCTAACTCTAGCCGCACCACACACTGCTGTCAACCACTATTTTAAACTATTCACCAAAACCACCCACAGTGCTATACTAGCCGCAGAGGTGCGCCATGCTGCAATCAGATATTTTAAACGTCGTTTATAACCGGATCACGGCTGCTAATATCCTGCCGGGGCGGGTATTTACCAGCAGCAACGTGCCGCTTGAGCAGCAGGTATCGCAGCCGCGTATCGTCTTATCGCTGCTGCCGGCAACTGCTGAGATAACCACACTTGGCAGCGATGACGTATGCCGCCGCCGTGAGTATGGCGGTGTGGTGTTTGCCGCAGTCCATACGCCTATCCAGAAAGGCGAAGACATTACCGGCATCCGGTACGCCGAGCAGATCCAGGCGCTGTTTGAAGGGCGTAACGCCGACGCACCGCTGTATTACGACAATGTGGCAGTACGCACAACGGGGCGCGACGGTACTGCTGCTTACGTGACAAATTGTGTAATAACCTACCGACTGGAAACAGTCAGATAACGAGGGCCAAATCATGGCAGTTAATTGTAATGCACCCGTCGCCGCACAGACCAACGCCACGTCGTTATCGACTGCTAAAGTTTGTGATCCAGTAGGCAGCACCGCGTGGAAATACTGGGAACCTAACGAAATTTCCAGCTTCGACGCAACACTGACGAAAGAAGCACGCGACCCAATCAGCCAGAACCGTGGCGGCGGTAAGCCAGTTGTAACAGCGCTTGAAGCAGCGCCGGGCTTTAGCCACGACTTGACGATTGATTTCATTGATTACTTTATGGACGACTTCCTGTTCACCACGTGGACTGGTTTAGCTGCCCGTAAATTCACGCTGTCAGCAGTGACCAGTACCGGCTATACGGTGGCTTCAGGTACTGTAGTCCCGGTCGGCACCATTGTATTTGCGTCAGGTTTCGCCACAGCTGCGAACAACGGCCGTAAAGTCGTGTCAGGCACGCCAACAGCAACTAGCGTTACTGTAAGTGGTTTGGTGGCCGAGGCATCACCGCCAAGCACCGCACAGCTGCATATCGCGGGTATTGAGTATGCGGTGGGCGATGTGGTGTTAGATGCCAACGGCGACTTGACCTGTACAGCGGCTGACTTTGTTGCTCAGGGCTACTTAGTCAATCAGTGGATTGATGTACGCGGATTTACTGCACAGACTACCGGCGCTTCCACATTGGCACGCATTACCGGCGTTGCTGCTAAAAAACTGACATTGAGCAATAGTCAACTGATCGCCGAAGTTGGCACCGGCAAAACCATCAGCATCTACCAGGCGCAGTTAGCCAAGACAGTACCTGTGACTGATCCGGCTTTCCGTCAGCCTGTAATGACAATGGAGCTGCGCCACAACAGCGTAACGCCAGAGTACGAATATGCTCGCCGCGCACAGGCTAACCAAATCGTACTGAATCTGCCAGTAACTGCGAAAGCGACTGCTGACGTAACGTTCAGTGCCGGTGATGTCGAAGCGCCAAGCACCACACGCCGCTTAGGTACGTGGGGCAGCACACTGAATAACGACTCAATGGCCGCCGCCACAGGTGCTCGCCGCGTCAGTGTGGATAAGGTGGACGAAACCGGTCTGTCAAGCTACGTCAAGGACGTAACGATCACCATCAACAACAACGGCGGCGCAGAGGCTGTATGGGGTGACTTGACGGCAACGTTCAGCACCTTCGGCAACCAACAGGTATCGAGCGCGACTGAAGCAGTGTTTATTGACGGTAGTGTGTTACGCGCTGCACGCAATAACGACACCGTACAGCTGACGTTGGGCTTGAGTAACAGCCAGGGCACTGTGGTATTCCACCAGCCGGATGGCACGTGGGATGATCCGGCAAAAGTGTTAAACCGTAACGAGAATACTAAGATTTCCGGTACGATTAACACTTTCACAGACCCGGCGTCATACCGATTCAGCTGCTCGCTGTTCTGGTACGTACCGTAAGTGACAGACGGCCCTTCGGGGCCGTTTTTATTTCCGGTGGTACGGTGGTATACTAACCCACAGTTACCAACCGGAGCAGACCATGCAATTATCCAAACTGAAAACAGCCCTCAGCGGCTTAGCGCGTAAACCTGAGTCGACACTCGTTATCAGCCCGTCACTGTCGTTACACATCGGCAGCATTGATACCAGCAACACTCAGTATTTACAGCGGCAGACCGAGTTTTTACGCAATAATCCTACGCATTCAGCTGTGGCAGACAGTGCTGAATTCTTTAAGCGCTTATGGCGCCGGGAGCTGTCGGCTGACATCGTGCAGTATCTGGCTAATGTGGTTATTACCGGTTGGACGCTACTGGATGATGACGGTAAGCAACAGTCATTCAGCACCGGCGAGTGCATTGATTTACTGACGCTGCCCGACGGTATTGGCGCAAGCATCGCTGTGGCAGTTATTGACCATGCCGTTACGCAAACCAACTACGCGCTTGATTGGGAGTCGGTCGTTACAAAAAACTCATAGACTGGCTGCTGTGGGAAGATACCGGCATTGGTGCGCCTGACTGGATTATTGAGCAGGCGAAAGCCACCGGTCGACCAATCCCACAGATAGTCAGTCAACGCCCGACGCTGCGTGATGATGCGTTGTTTTACCTGCAGGCTTATATCGACTTAATGAGCTGCGGGAATGAAAAAGGTGTCATACCGTGGACAGCATACGACCAGTACGCGACGCGGTATGGGGAGCGCACCGACAGGCTTAAACGGATCATAGGGGCGCTAATTAATGGCACAGTTTCCAATAGACATAAAGATTGATACGTCCGACGCCAGTAAGCTCGGACCACTCAATCGACAGCTGAACGAAACTGATAAGAGCGCAACGGCGGCGGCTACAGCTTCCCGTGCGCTCGGTGCTGCCATTGCCACAATTGCGACAGGGGCTGGTATCAGCCAGCTCGTTAAACTGTCGGACAGTTACACTAAAATCCAGAACAGTATCGTTAACGTTGTCAGCAGCACTCAGGAGCTGACGCAACGCACCGGCGAGCTGTTACGTGTGGCCAACCAATCCCGCAGTAGCTTTGAAGCAACCGCCGCACTGTACGGTAAATTAAAACGCGCCACGGATGAACTCGGCATCAGTCAGGACCGGGTGTTGCGCATTACCGACCTCATTAACAAGGGTTTCGTGTCTAGTGGCGCTACGGTGACTGAAGCCAGTAACGCTATGATCCAACTTGCACAGGGTCTCGCGTCGGGCACGTTGCGTGGTGACGAATTCAACTCCGTGGCTGAACAAGCACCGGTTATTCTGCGTGCCGTATCGCAAGAGACCGGTAAAACTATCGGTCAGCTGCGCGAATTCGCCGCACAGGGTGGCATTACTGCCGACATCCTGATCAAGTCGATTGAGGGTTACGCGGCTACCATAGACCGCGAGTTTGCCCGCACAGCGACCACATTCGATCAGCAGCTTACCGTTGCCCGCAACCTTTCCACGGAATGGGTCGGCACGTCCGATAATATCCGTAAAGCCTCTGCTGCCGCTGGCGCCACACTGGTAACACTGGCTGAAAACTTGGACACTGCGGCAGACGCTGCGACCGCGCTGGCGGCCATATACGCCTCACGGTTAGTCGGTCAGCTGATCGCTAAACAAGCCGCCACAGTTGCCGCAAACGCTGCCACACTGGAAAGTATTAAGGCTGAACAGTTAGCGGCCGGCGCTGCGGTGCGGCGTGCAGAAGTTGAAAAAATTGCAGCGATGCAAGCACTGGCGGCCAAGCGCGAAAAGCTGGCGGCGACCATTGCAGCCACACAAAACACCCGTGCCACAGCGTTAGAAACAGAATCCATTGCTCGGCTGATCCCAGTGCTGAACGCACAGACTCGGGCGCAGGGTAGTGTGGCAGTGGCTACCGCCGCCGCAGCCCGTACAACTGAAACCCTTAACGTCGCAAACGCCCGGTTAACTGCTGCCAACACAGCCGCAGCCGCTACTGGCGCACTGGCAACAGCTACACGTGGGTTATCCGCAGCTATGGCACTGCTCGGCGGACCAGCAGGCGTGGCGATACTGGCAGGCTCTGCACTGCTGTATTTTGCGGATAGCGCCGCAGAGGCCGGCCAGAAAACCCGCGACAGTAAAGTAAACGACGAACTTGAGCGCCTTGTTAAAAACTATGGCGAGATGGGGCGACTCAGACAGCGTGGGTTTGTTGAGGATCTGACTAAGCAGCAGATAAGTCTTAACGATCAGTTAATTGAGTCTAACCGCTTGCTTGAAGAAGCGAAGCGCAAAGCAGATGATGCAAACTCATCACGCGGTCAGAGCTTTGTGGGCGGCGACGTTACAGCTAGTGCTGAGCTGGCTGCAGCGCAAGCAAGGGTTAACGATCTTAAACTTGCGCTTGAGTCCACGAAAAAACAACTAGACGCACTGTTCCAATCCCGTGCGCCAGATGCAGACAAATGGCTTAAGCCCCCGGAAGCTGACGAAACCCTTAAGTTTTACGACGAACTGAAATTAAAACTTGAGCAGCAGATAGCACTGATCGGGCTGACCGAAGTCGAACAAGCCAGATTACAAGCCCGTCAGGAGCTGTTAAACAAATCCACCAAAGAAGGCGTGAAGCTGACTGAAGCGCAGATCAAAGCGTACACCGACCTTGCAGCACAGGCGGTTGTCGAGCAGCAGCGGGCAGAGGCTGATAAATATATCCTGAGCCTTGGCCGGCAAGTCGCTGCTGAGAAAGAAGTAGGACTCCAAGCGCAGGTTAACGCAAACTTAGCGCGGCTGTCAGCCGGGGCAACCGCCGAACAACGCGCAGCTGTGGAAGCCCTCACACAATCGCTGTACGCACAGCAGGAAGCTGAGCGGGCTATCACAGAGGCAAACGCTGTACGCGAGTTCGGCAATGCTGAAGAAACCCCGGCACAAAAGTTAGAGCGTGAAATACAGGAACGCAAAGACCTGCTGTTTAACGCCTATTATGAAGAATTGATCGGGCAGGAAGAATACAACCAACGTGTGGTCAACCTCGATAAAGAGCTGGCCACCAAACGCGCTGCCGCACAATCTGCCAGCAACTCGGCGATGCGGCAAGCGGCGGCACAGGGCCTTGATGCGCTTGCCGGTATTATTGAAGCTGGCGGCGGCAAGTCATCCAAAGCATACCGTGCAGTGTTTGCGGCATCCCGCGCATTTGCATTGGCTGACAGTATCGCTAAACTGGCGCAAGCACAGGCACAAGCGCTGGCAGATCCAACGGCTGTAACACTGCCACAGAAAATAGCCAACTACGCAGCGATTGCCACGGCTGGCGCTGGGCTGCTGACGTCGCTGAAAGCGCCTGCTAATTTCGCAGATGGCGGCTATGTGTCAGGACCGGGTACCGGGCGCAGTGATAGCATCCCGGCTATGCTCAGCAACGGTGAGTACGTCATGCCGGCGCAACGCACCGACCAGTATCGTAACGAGCTTGACGCCATGCGCCGCGGTACTTATGGCGGCACACAGTCCGGCTCAAGCGGTATGCGCGTTACGATTAACAACAACGCTGCAGATGTGGCAGACGTGACTGTGGCTGAAGGTCCAGACGGTGAGCTGATAGCCACAATTGACCGGCGCATTAACGAGCGCGTACCGGGTGTGATGGCTGAGCAAGCGACAGACTCATACAGCAAATTCAACCGCTCAATGAACAACGCATACAGATTGGAGCGTCGCTGATGATGTATGGTGGTGAGTACATGGTTCCGCTGAAAACCGGCCATACACCGGATTTGCCGCGCGCAGTGTATGAATTAAAACTCGCCGGTGGCGTCAGCCGGCAGATCCGCAATCAAGTATCGCCGCTGGCAATTGTACCGGCTGATTACTTGCTGCAGGACTGTTGGCAAATTGAGTGGTTTAAAGCCTGGTATCGGGTTGTTGCGCTTGAGGGTGGCGCATCATTTACCGCAAAACTATCGGTAAACGGCGGACCGCTGCAGTTATACACCGTGCAGTTTTCAGCGCCGCCAGTGATTGTAAGCTATGGGTTTCGCGGGGTACTTTCCGCTAAGTTTGAGGTGCTAAGTGGCCCTATTACCGTTTGAGATTGAAACCGGATACCGCGAAACGCTGCCTTGGGGCGCTTGGCGCGTGGCTGGGCGCAACCGACCGGATACGTTAAGCAATCCGTCGTATCGTGACGTGCAGATAAAGTTGCTGTCGCCGGCTGAGGTTTCCACATGGTTGGCGTTTTACCGCGACACGATCCAAGACGGTTCAATACCGTTTCAGGTCGGCAGCGACACTGTACAAATCATCGGTCAGCCGGCGTACTCACAGTCAAACGGGGTCAGCGCGACGGTCAGCATGCGGTTAGAATATGACGCACCCATTGATTACTGTAACATGGTACAATTAGCCAGTATAGGCGCTTATTTCGGCGCGGGTTTTGATGCGGGAGCGGCGGCGTTAGATGACTATCTCAACGGACCTTAAACGAATTTTAGTATCGGCAGTACGTGGCCGCGTTGAGCTTGAGGGTATCAGCGTGTCGCACAGTGCTTGGCCTGCCACACAGCATTTTACTGCCAGCATTCACCCGGGGTTTACCGCCGAGCTCGAAACCAGCGAGGTTGTGGAATTCATTTACCTACCGATAAAACTTACCCGTGCATCACAAGAGGGTAATTTAAGCCAGCGGTTTAGCATCGTGTTTCAGGACTTGAACACGATAATTGCGCCACTCGTTGATTTAATCCCCATCAACAGCACTGAGCGCCCACAGATTGAAATAAGATCGTTTGTGTATAACGGCGGTGAGGTCTCAGCGCTGGCGGATGGCCCGTACAGACTACAGGTCACTGATAGCGTATTCACACCTGACGGGTTTAAAGTCACAGCCACGCCGCGTAACGTTAACTCAACGGGCACCGGGCGGCGCATGACGGTTCAGCGGTTTCCAATGATACGCGGGTTTACTCGATGACTTACGATCTGGAAACATATAACTGCTCGCACTTTGTGGCGGAGTATTACGCTGCACGGGGGCTGCAAATGCCGGCCGGCGCTCCGAGTGCTTGGGGTTATCGTTTTATCCGGTGGATGCGGCAGCATTTCCACGCTATCGCGGAGCCGGCGCAAGACTGCCTTGTGCTGGTGAAGTACCGCGGGCACGGTTCATTTCATGTCGGGGTTTATGATGACGGTATGATGGTGCATAATCACCGTATCGGGCAGGTGATCCGCACACCACTGCCGTTAATGCGCCGCGGCGCTGACTTAACATACTGGGCACTCAATGGTTAAGATAAATTACTGGTATGCCGATGACAGTTATGAGCAGCGCACAGCTGATACCCTTGCTGCTGAGCTGGTCGCACGCTACCCTGACGGCGCCGGTGTACCCGGTGGAATGCGCATTGCGCGTAACGGCGTTGATATCACTGCCACACTGTTGGTCGACCAATCGGTCGCGTTTAGCACTGATGACGCCGTTTACGATATCACAGTGGCCCCTGGTGATCCGCTCACTGCCGCACTTGTGGTTATTGCGGTCGTCGTATCGGTCGTTGCGCTAACAAGCATCCCAAAGATCGCAGCACCGACAAACGCCAACCGCAACCAGCAGTCACCTAACAACTCGCTCAGCAATCGGTCAAACACTGCCCGCGTCAATGAACGGGCGGCGGATATCCGCGGTTATGTGGCTGGCGCGTATGTGGATTTATTGCAGCTGCCGTATCGTAAATTTGTGCAGGGTACGGAAATCGAGTACATCTACGGTCAGATCTCTGAAGGCTATGTACAGGTTGAAAATATCCGTGATGGCGATACGCTGCTGTCAAAAATTCAAGGCGCTGGCGCTGCTGTATATGGCCCCGGCACCAGCCCGCTTTCTGGCGCACCGTATCAGAGTGTCGGCTTTATTCCTGAAGAATCGCTATACACCGTCGTTCAGAGTAATGAAGTCGACGGCGTGATACTCAAAGCGCCTAACGCTGGCGGTCTTGGCACAACGTCGCTGTCCATCACTGCCACATCTGCTGGCGTGGTCAGTGTTACTGGCTCTACTGTGGACTTTACGACGTTTTTAACAGTAGGCGGCTCTGTTACCTTTGCCGACTTCTTTACATACCGTGAGGTAGCGGACGGCGGCGGTAGCTTACAGTTTCCAATCGGCGGACAGTACACTGTTTCTGCTGTTACAGCATCTACAATCACCATCGACACCACGCCGGAATGGTCAGCGGCTTTTGCTACTTTAAGCGGCCCGCAGCCCATGCGCAGCGTCGTTTGGAACGACTTAGCCGACCAGAACATCTGGTACACGTCCAACCCTGGCGCTGTGGCATATCAAGTCACATACGCGCCAAGTATTGACGGCGTGGGTGTATCCGGCAATAGCGTTGGGCCAATTGATATCAGCGGTTACGCCCGTGTATGGCTCAACGTGGTTGCCCGCAACGGTTTGTTTAAGGACAACGGCGACACGGTGACGCCAAGTATCGATGCGATGTTTTCAGTGACCATCCGCCAGACCACAGAAACCGGCGCGCCGACTGGTTTAGTTACGGAAACTATGTACACCGTACCGGCAAACGTTGCCGACCCTAAGCTGTCGACCGGTATTACTGTGGATATCGCCGTACCATACGATAACGCTGAAATCCTCGTTAAGCGTACCGGCAACACCGACACAGTATTCGCGGGCACTGTGGTTGACGAAATTCAATGGCGCGACCTGTATCTGGTGAACACCGTTAACAGCATTGATACCAGCTATGCAACGACAATTCACGCGCAGATCCGCGCCACTGAATCAGCACTGCGGGTAAAAGAGCGCAAACTTAACTGTGACGTCACGCGGCGTGTGGCCCCGTACAGCGGTGGTACATTCGGCACCAGCGAGACAGAACCAGCCGTTTTATTTGCGCCGGTGTTGGCCAGCATTTGCCGTGATCCGCTATTCGGTCGCATGCGGGATGACGAGGTAGACTGGGCGCAGCTTTTCGCGCTGCAAACTCAGATGATCAGTTATTACGGCAGCGATAATCCGCTGCGCGTCGGCTACACGTTTGACTCAGATAACATTACCGCTGAGGATGCTATCAGGATGATTTGCGATGCGGTCAACGTCAGACCATATCGGGTCGGATCGGTGCTGCAATTTTATTTTGAGCGGCCACAGGCTACCAGCGCAATGTCAATCGGCCACCGCCACAAACACCCTGGCAGCGACGAGCGGGTGCGGACATACGGCAACCGTGATGACAAGACAGGCGTTGAGCTGACCTATTACAACGCATCTGAACGCAGCTTTGATGTTGTCAAGCTCGGATCGGATGTGAACCCACTGCAGATAGAATTATCAGGCTGCATTACGAAGCAGGGCGCTAATATCAGGGCGCGTCGGGAATACGCAAAGCTGCTTGGCGCCCGCGTACAGCATAAGTGCGACCTTACAGCAATTGGTCGGCTAATAGCGCCCGGTATGCGCGTTGATGTTGTGGATAACACGCGTGCAGCTGTGTACGACGGTGAGATTAAAGCGGTTGACGGCTTAATACTGACTTTAAGCCAGCCGGTCACGTTAGCCACACCAACGGATTATGCCATATCGCTTACCATGTCTGATGGTATGGCACAGACGCGGCAGATACTATCGCAACCAGCGCCCAATCAGGTTATAATCAGTGGTGCTTTAACTGAAGCGCCGCAAACTGGCCGGGATGCTGACCGCACGCCTTACGTTATAGGCAACGACGATATGCGTACAGCAATGGCAATGACCGTCGTGGATGTTGTACCAACGCAATACGATAAAGTGTCGGTCTCATTTATCAACTATGACAGCGCCTATTATGACGGAGACTTAGACCCATGAGTTGCGGCAATATTAATACAGATATTCAGCGCTTCGTTGCAAACATGGAGACTGTTGACACGATTGTCAACGGCGACGAACTCACCACCGTTACCCCTAGCGGTAAAACCGTTGACACCCTTGCCGGTTACGATAAGCAGTTTAACGATGCGCTGGACTTGATCGGGTGGACAGTTGTTGACAGCTTTGAAACCGGCGCCACAATCACCAGCCGCAGCGAGGCGCTGCGATATGCTGCCACAGGTGAATTATACCGGTGGGACGGTACATTACCTAAAACTGTGACAGCCGGTGGCACACCTGCAACGTCTGGCGGCATCGGCGCCGGTAAGTGGCTGCTGGTGGTTAACTCTGCTGGTGGCAGCGGTAACGGCATTGTATACGATCCGCCGCCGTCATCATTTGTAGAAGGCGTCACGTATTTCAACGCTGAAACATTCGAGCTGGCGTTTTCCTATGACGATGGCGACACGACACAATATGTGACTTTTCCGCTCGCAAAACCGCTTGGGGGCGGTGGTAGTAGCAGTGGTGAGGCTAACACAGCTTCAAACCTTGGTGCAGGTACTGGGCTATTTGCAGCTAAGTCAGGCGTCGACCTGCAATTTAAATCGCTGGTGGCCGGCTCTGGCGTAACGCTAAGTAATACCAGTACCACGGTCACCATCAGCGCGACCGGGGGCGGTGGGGGCGGTACAACAGACCACGCATTGCTGACTAACCGTGACGCAAACGACCAGCACCCTATGAGCGCAATTACAGGGTTAGCGTCAGCGCTTAGCGGTAAACAGCCGCTGGACGGTGACTTGACGGCAATCGCTGCATTATCCACAAATGGCGTACCGCGGCGTACCGGCGCTGATACGTGGTCGATGCTGACAGATGTTAAGGAAATTGTGGTCAGCACCACTGCGCCAACAGACACAACTAAACTCTGGCTGGATATTAACTGATGGGGTGGAATCTACGATTTCAGGCATCTAATAACTACGCCGAGTTTGCCAGTGGACTGATTGGCGATGTTGGACAGTCGACTTATAGTTTTCTGACTACATTAAAGCTCCGAGCATATCCCAGCGTATCTCGGGGCATTTTAGGTTCTGGTGGTACAACGCAGCGTAACGGTCTCGCCATATCACCAACTGGAGCGCTAGAGGTGTGGCAGGGTGATGTACTGCGATACTCTACTCCAAACTTTGTGGTTGATTTGAACCAATACCACAGCTACCGGATAAATCACTTATTCGATGGTGAGTGGACGTTTTTAAAAGATGACGTACTGTTACACACGTCTACATTTTCCACGCCTAGCTTGATATGGGTTGGTGCGTCAGCCCTCAATCGGATCGGTGCACTATCATCAAGCGGCACAGCACCTGAGATAGATTTAAAATCGCTGGAAATATCGGGACTTGTGAATGACCGCACTTGGTCTGCCGACTTATCTGGCGGGTTGGGTAATATACTACGAACAACGGCTGGTACTAACCAAGCATCTTTAGTCAATTTTACGGGTGCTACAAATAGCTGGTGGGTACCCGATGATCCGGTATGGACTACAAAACCGCTAAAGTATTGGAATGGTAGCGCGTGGGTCACAAAACCGCTAAAGTATTGGAATGGTAGCGCGTGGGTCACAAAACCGCTAAAACGATTAGGCTAACGGAGCTAAAATGGCATTACCGAATTTTCCATCATCACCAGTCAACGGCGGTACGTATGTCGTAAACGGTGTGACATTCCAGTATCGAATCACAGCCGGCCGCGGTGAATTCGTGGCGCAGAGCGGCGCGGGCGGTACTGGTGGCGGGATTATTTACAGCAATACTCTGCCCACAACACTAGTTCCTGGTGTTACGTATTTTGACGCTGAAGCATCCGAGCTTGTTTTTTCATATCAGGATACGGACTCAACGCAGTATTTAGCGTTTCCGTTGCTGGCCGGTAGTGGGTCGCTTAACTTCGTTGGAGGCTCTGGCGGCGGTAGTACGATCACGTTAAGCAATGCTGGCGGCACTACAGACGGCGCTGGGTTAGTGCTTGGTCTGATATCGTCTAACTATCCGATCCGCCGCATTAAAGCCGGTGCAGCTAATAACGTAACCATCACTGAGTCCGGCAATAGCGTGATTGTGGAAACACTGACACCGGTTAACGACGGTGCTACGGGTATCGGTTTAGTAAATACCAAGACGTCCACAACCCAACCGTTTAAACGAGTATTTGCCGGCCCCGGCATGACCATTACCGACAACGGTACTTACCTGACGTTTAGCTCGTCTGGCGGCGGCAGCGGGACGCTTGGTGATACATTAACGCGGCTGCAGACAATCACTGCTGAAAATAATAACGTACCGGTGTTTACTGCAGCCGGCGCCACGCAGTTTTTAACAACTGCCAGCACCCGCGCAATGATGGGGCTTAGTACGACGGCGAATACTTTCCCGTATTTTACAGGGACGTCGACGGCCTCATTGGCCACAGTGACCGCATTTGCTTTAAACTTTCTTGCATCCTCTGGCGTCATTGCGGCGCTAACCGCTCTTAAAATAACCAGCGGCAGTAATGCTAACGGGGCGTGGCTGCGGATTGGTACTGGTGATACAAGCGGCATCCAGATTTGCTGGCACACTATATCAGTGGCGGGAGCTGCTACACAGTTCGGCACTACGAATTTCTACTACAGTGCCAGTGATACGACGTGGACATTTCCACAAACTTTTTCAGGTGATGTCTCGGTTATGGGCTTTCCAGTCGGTGGTAACTTGTCGAGTATCATCAACGGGGCCACTGGTGCACCAAGCACATCAGCCGCAACGTTTAGACAGGGTGCGCCCGGTACGACATCAGCCATCAACGCATCAGTATTTGCAATCGGAGTATACTAATGGCACTACCCAATTTTCCAAGCAGCCCTACGGTCGGTGCGGTCTATACGGTCGGCGGTCGCACGTGGCAGTGGCGGGCTGATAACCGCTGGCATCCGTTGTCGTACAACGGCGAGGCGTACTACGTCACACCTGAAATGTTTGGTGCTGTAGGTGACGGTACGACGAATGACACAACGGCCATGACTTCATTCTGGAACGCAACGGCTAAAACTAAAATGCTGCGCCCCGGTGCGACATATCTTGTTACGTCCCGCTTCACCATGAGCGCCCAACAGGACGTTATGGTTTATGGTAACGGTGCGCGGTTGTTACGCAACCAAACGGACGGTATGTACCCTGGGCAGCCGAACAATCCATATACAGGTTATATAAACCCCGGCATCGACCAGCATATTTTAGTGATATTGAACTGCAAGAATATTACTATAGACGGGCTGCGCATTCGTGGCGGTTATAACCCTGCAAACCCGCAAACACCGGGTATTAACACATCGTACTGGTCAAATAGTCAGACCAACGGGCGCGGCGAAGATGGTCACGGCATCAGTATCTGTCAGTCTGAGGATGTGATTATCGACAACTGCGAGATTGTCAATGTGTGGGGCGACTGCGTATGGGTAACGTCGGGCGGCTATCTTGGCGATCCGTCACATACACCAAACCGTAACATCGCTGTACGCAACTGTGATTTGCGAAACCCCTTCCGTGGCTGTCTGTCATCCGTTCACCATATCGGGTTAGTGTTTGAAGATAACTACTGCGAGAAGTACACCGGCTATACGACTGCTATTCTGCTGGAACCCAATAACAACGTACCACAAAACTGCATCAGGACTACTGTACGCCGCAATTCGGTGTCGGCAGGTCTGTCAGGTTGCTTTGCGGCCACATCAGCCGGCGCATTGCTCAGTGGCGAATTTATTTACCACATCAACATCTCTGACAACACGTTTGCCGGTGCCGCGTGCATATCACTCACCAGCCCGAATACTCGCGGTGTGGTCATTGAGAACAACACTTACAGCAACAGTGGTCTGATTGCAAACAGTAACCAGTACGGTTTGTTTCTTGAAGCGTTTCAAGCTAATGACGTTACGTTACGCAATAACCGGGACTGGTCGGGCGGTACGTCTGCGTCATATTACCGCGGCAACCGTTTAGAGTCGTGCAGCAACGTGCGGTACATTGATCACACAATCAACCCGCTTTACGACAAGTCAGATGTGGAATACTTCCAGTTCATTAACAGCAATAACTGCTCCATCACTGGCCGCAGCTACATCAAAGGGCGCAGCACTACCGATCCAAACGGTACGGGGCTTATCGGTATGTACGGCACCAGCAGTTACTGTGAGTTTGACGGCACTTTCTTTGACGGCACCGGATTTTCACAGGGTGTAACATACGTCGAGCAAGGTACGTTTTCTGGCGTAGGCAACCGATTCTATGATAACAAAATCCAGTCATCGTCAAGCTCGTTTGCAGTGTCGTTACGTGCCAGCCACTTCGGTACAATCGTCGGCCGCAATGAATACCTGTCTGGCAGAGTGGCCAACGTGACCGGCGGTTTACCAGCGTGCTATCAGCACCCTACTGCGATTGACGCCCGTGTTGTATACTCTTACGGTAACGCGGCGCCAAGCACCGGCACAGGTGCAGTAGGTTCTCGCGTTTATAACGTGACTGGTGGCGGCGGAATTGACTATTGGGAGTGCACCACTGCGGGCAGCCCCGGTACTTGGACGGCAAGGAGTTAATATGACCACAGAAGAATTAATGCTGCTGACGGTATCGTTTGCGCTTAAAATGCTGGCAGCAGTGACAGCTATCGGTATTTTAGCCGGATGCGCCGCAGCAGGCGCTTGGCTGTGTGGAATTGACATTAAAAAGGCGGTGGATCGTGTGGAGAATAACCCGATGGCTTTTAGCCTGCTCGTTGTTGGCCACTTTATTGGCGCCGCACTCGTTATCAGCAGCGCCTGGTAAATACGACGAACTGATCGAACGTAGCGCCGCCACATGGATGCCGACCGTTGATTGGCGGTTGTGGCGGGCGCAGATAGAAACTGAATCCGCCATGCGCCCAACTGCCAGATCACCGGTAGGGGCTATGGGTCTCGCGCAGGTCATGCCGGCGACGTTCAGGGACATAGCACGGGCGTCAGGTATCAGTGGTGACCCATTCGACCCGTGGACGAATCTAAACACCGGCGCTTACTATATGGCACGCCAGCGGGCAGTGTTTAAAGCACCACGACCAGAAATTGATCGCCACAATCTCGCCTGTGCGGCGTATAATGCTGGTGCGGGTAATATAATTAGAGCTCAGCGGTTAGCAGGCGACCCGCTCGGTTGGGAGCCAGTCGCTGCTGTACTGCCACAAGTCACTGGGAGACACTCGATTGAAACCGTTAATTATGTTAAGAGGATACGGGCAACTTATCGGCGTTATATTATTAGCGGTCTCTAAGCGTACCTGATCCGCAGTGCATTTGCGACACGGACGTCTTGCTGGTAATCAGCTAACTCACAAGCTAACTGATGCTTTCTGCGCCTCCACGCTTCGTGGGCATCTTCTGGTGTTTTATAAGCGCCTAAATTTTCATTTTTATATGTGAAAGGGTTGCGGCACTGTGCCCTAAACACGTTTCGTCTTGAATCAAAACAAACGCCAATAGGGAACTCTCCCCTAGATGCGTCTCTTTGTAAAACAAAAGTGTTTAATTCTGGGCTGACAAAAGCGCACGTTTCCTTTGAGTAAATTTTGTTCCCATGAACAATTATATCTTTATCTAAATGCCTACCTTGCCAATCTTGAGCTTGCATCCAACGCTTAAAATTACTGAACACTAACCAATCATGGTGTACGGAGCATCCGATGTATGACGGATGCTTCTTAAGCATAGTCTTTGAATAACATCTACCGATCATGCAGACCCAAGTCATGTAAAACTTACACCACACCTGTTTACCATTTATTCGAGTTACCACACAATAGTCCGCATCGTTTGTACCAACCCCGTAGACCTTACTCTTTTTTCTACCCATTTTATAAACCTTCTAAAAAGTTAAACCCGCAATAGTTAGGAATGGACTGTAGCAAGTCACCTATTGCGGGTTTAAAAATATTGCTACCTGTCTTGAGCTTTTGGCCTGCAATCATTTGGGTTCCTACACCCTTGCGATTGGTTTATAATAAAGCAAAATAATTACTACGGCAACACAATGGTCAATGAAATCTTACGATTACCGCTAATATTAATTACACTTATAATTATTAGCGCTTGGGGCGGCCATGAGTGGTCAGACAGAGACTGGTCACAGCGTTGGGCTGAGCGGGACACTGCCGACGCCACTGCGCGGGCGGTAGCTGCTGAATCCGCTGCGCGCCAGCAACGGACGTTATTAACTGAACTGGAGCAATCATATGATGAATCTGAAAAGCGGCGTAACGCGCTTGCTGCTGCTGAGCGGCGTAATACTGAGCTGTCTACCGAGCTGCGCGACGCCATTGAAGCCCGCAAACGTCTGTTACAAGCCGGTGATACCAGCACTGTCGCCGCACGCGCAAATGCCGCCACAGATGCCTTGGTGCTCGCCGAGCTGTTCGGACGCGCTGAGCAAAGAGCAACAAATCTGGCTGGATATGCTGACGAGCACCGAGAAGCGCTGATGGCTTGCCGGGCGGAGTATGATATAATCCGAAAAGTGATTGATAAATAGGATCGCCCGTATGCCAGTAACTGACATTTCGCTTTCAGCGTTATCCACGCCGGTAGTGCCGTCTAACATTCCGCCAGCGCTGCAAACCCGCGTTGACCGGATTAACGGTGTGCGTCCCGGTGCCATTCCTCAACCTGTTTTGCGGTTTACGGATTTAATCAGCGGTCCTGCAACGGGCTTGGGTGACGGGCTTGGCTCAGGCGTTATCGTGACTGTTTGGGGGCAGGGTTTCGGCGAGGCAACCGGCACAGTCTGGTATACGGATTCGCTAGGTGTTGAGCGACCTGCTGCGCATGTCTATTACTGGAAAAAAGCCGACGGTACATTGCCGGGCGGTCCGGCTGACTTGTGGACAAGTCATCTAATGTACGAAGTTGCTTTCAGTGTTCCTGCCGGCAGCGCTGACGGCCTCGGGTCAATCCGCATTAGAAAAGCTGGCTGGGCAGCGACTGTATATGACGGGTACAGTCTCAATAATATGCCTTTTACAGTGCGCACTGGTCGCATTTTATGGGTGGCTCCGACTGGTAACAACTCAAACGCCGGCACTTCATTTGCAGCACCGAAACTTTATATTAACGGCGGCGGCAACCCATCTAGTCTTGGTATGGGCAACTACCTGCAAGCTGGTGATACAGTTTATAGCCGTGGCGTGATTGAAGTTCCTGAAACACCTACCGCGCGCGATGCTATGTATATTCGCGGGGCAGCTGGAACACTGTCACAGCAAATTATGATTTGTGCATATCCCGGCACTCGTCCCGAAGTGCACGGATACGAATTCGGCGTCCACATCTATAACAGCCGCGCTGTTGGCGTCAGCAAATTTAAAGTAATGACGGGCAACCAGCCCCCGGCCCCACCGGGGGAGCTTGTACCGGGTGTGGGCTGTACGCACTTGGTTTCGTGCCAAGAGGGTCGCTTTGTCGGTATAGAGCTAACAGATAACCCGAATACATGCACCACGGGCCAGTCTGCCGCTATTATGTCTAACTATTACGGCATGGACGGGACTAAATATTTTGGCTGCAATATCCACAATGTCGGCTGCGATGGCACAAGCCATTATCAGCATACAATGTATCTGTCAGCCCGCGCACTCGTGACTGTCAATGCGCCAGAGATTGCATTCATGCACTTACGCGACTGTAAGGCAAAATTTGGGATCCACATCTACGATCAAGCAGACCAATACGGCGACAGCAGCACGTTAATTGGCACGGCAAAAATCCATGATAATGTGATCGTCAGACAGAAAGGTGCGGGTATTAGCTGCCACTCTGCTAACGCGTGGACCGCCGGGTTACACATTTACAACAACGTTTTAATTGAGTGCGGCAAAGGGCCGGTTGCTGAAGTTGCGAACGGTACAAGTGCGGAAGCAATGTATCTTGGCATCGGCTGGCTGCCTGCTGAATGCCGCATCGAAGACAATCTGATTTACAAATACTCTGACGCATCTTCGCGCATCTACAGCCCTGCAGCGGCTGCGTATATCGATTATCGTAGCAGTATCGCTGATTACCGAATAACTCGAAACGTCATTGTATCGGACGGCAATTTTGCTGTTTTTCGCTTTGCAGGCACTAATACTGCTGTGCCGACAAACTCTGATAAAAATGCGTTTATCAGTCTTGACCCTGCAAATTCGAATTCACTACCAGCGGGATGGACAAACAGCATACTGAACACTGCGCTGAAAATGTCGCTGTACGACAGCTTGCCAGATGTGCAGCTGACGTCACCACTGAATAGCGCTGGTAGTTACAGCCGGCTGTCTAACTACGATATTTACGGACGCGCCAGAGCAAACACGCTCGGCCCTGTGGAGGCTGTGTAAATGCCGCTAAAGCTTAAAAAATACGATGGGATCACGGCGCTGGATGCAGCGCACCCGCTTTACAGCAAAGTCGACCGGTTCATTCTGTTCGATACCACTATCAAGGACTTAAAAGCTGGTCAGGTATACACAAGCTCCGCAGCCACGATTGCAGATGATGTACCGCTTGGCGCTAATATCCGGCAGTTTGACGCAACAGCTGATGCAATATCGCCCAATGTGCCAATCCCGTTTCCGTGTACGATTATGTTTATCTACCGGCAATACGGCAGCAACAGCTTAGGCGGCGGCGACACCAGCATGATCCGTCTTTCTTCCGGAGACATGCTGATTTTAGACGCTGGCAACTGGGGTGGATACGACTACCGACTGACACGGCGCGGCAACTTCGGCACTGTTCACACCACTGATTTTAAAGCCTATCGCGATGGGCTGGACTGGAGTACGCAGCAGGCGGCAGTGACAGCTAGACGACAGCAGGCGCATTGTACTGCGATAGACTACATTTCCGGTGCTTCTGGATTTTGTGCAGACGGCATTACCCGCACACCAGCTGGCGGTACTACAGCGCCAGTGTTTACTCCTGCGGCCAATCCAATATCGGCGCAGCTGGCAGCAATTGTATCATCCGGCAAAGAGTGGAACCTAGCCGGTTTTGTTGTGTTCAATACTGTGTTATCTACTGCTGAGAAAGAAAGTATCACGCAAGAGCCGTGGGAGCTAACGAATGGTTACGAAGCTCTTGAAGCCTCAATATCAGCAGCACTTACTCCCGGCGCTACAATCACAGCAACGCTGTTAAACTACCCGAGCCTGCCAACGTCAGTAACGGTTGTAGATAGTCGCGGTAATGACTTGGTTCTACCACTGACAGCTACAAGCGCAACAACGGCGACATTCACCGTGCCAGCACTTGCCTCAAGCACAACTGGCCAGGAATACGTGCAATACGGCGCGGTCAATCTGACATTTGGCGCTAAGACTATCAGCAGCACGTTTGCGCCAGTGTCGCCGGTTGAGTATGTGACTATGATCGCACCTGTGGCCACAAATGCTTTCGAGTCGTGGGGACCAGATGTACCGGTGGCTGGTGAGCAGCTGTCAAGCCAGGGTAATTTCGACATCAACGGCAATTTCACCGGCGCAGACCCTGAAGCTGTTTATACCTGCTGGATCACGCGGCTGAATGGTGCAAACCACCGGTTTACCGTGCAGCAAGGCAGCGCTGAGCCGCCAGAAACTGTTGCTGCGCCATCCATGAGTCCCGCTGCTGGTTCATACGTTAACAACGTCACCATCACAATAACTACCAATACCGATGGCGCAACGACGCGTTACACGACGGATGGTAGTGATGTAACCACCAGCTCTATTCTATACTCAGTGCCGTTTACATTGACGTCGAGTGCTACAGTCAAAGCCCGCAGCTTTAAAGCCGGGTTAGCCGATAGCACCCAAACGACTCAAACATATGTGCTGACTAGCGCACCGGTGTCTGGTATTGCTACTATGAGTCCGTGGCAGTCAACTCTGACACATGCTCTGCGGATCAATCAGATTATTGATGCAACGGGTATTAACGTGACGAAGCTGGCGGTTACGCAAGAGGATTACGTGGATATACTGACAGTTAATCAGATAATCGTCGCGCTTAATCTGACAGGAAGTATCCCGCTGCTGGGGGTAAATCAGCCGGCATACGCAACAGCACTGACAATTAATGCAATTATTCAAGCAATAAGTTAGCCCCACTAAGGGGCTATCAGCTCGTAAAGCTCTACCTGCTCGCCAGGGTGATGACCCATCGAGCCGTTATAGACAAAGCACCAATGCGCCGGGTGGTATGCTTCAAGCCGCCCGGTGTACTCCCCATACTCACCGGTAAACCCGTAAAGCATGAGCAGGTCGGTCAGCTGCTGGCGGTTAACGTCTGGTATCCGACAGATGCGGCCAGTTGGCTTACTGTCGCTGGTGGTGTATTCGATTAGGGTTATCATATCCACGGTCTCAGCCCGAGGGCTATCCTGTTAATGTTCCAACGCCACACCATGTGGCTGGCGTCGATAATGTCCTGCAGACTCGGTTCGTCCCTGTCACGGTCCCAACCGAGGGTTTGCGCTAATACCAGCACCATTTCGGTATAATGATACAGCGCGTCGGTGTTCACAGTGCACCGTAATAAACGCGCTTCCCGCACTTAAACGCCAAGTCATGCTCGATATTGGCGCCGACAGACGCTTCCCAACCCGGCAGCATCAACACGGCGTCACAGTTACGGACAAACGCACAGCAGATATCCATATAAGCCGCTTCTGTCATACCGGATGGCAGCGCTGCGGGGTTGATAACTTGCCAGCCAGCCGCACGGGCTTGATCTGTGGCGGTGGCGAAGCGCTGCTGGTAGTCCGGCACGTCAGTAATTGGCCCAGCGATATAGAGGACGTTGCGTGTGGTCATGAGCTCAGACACTCCAATACGCCTTCAGTGTATCCGGCAGTTGTGGTTATGGTTTTACTAGTTATAACGCTGTGAACTTCGAGTGTAGCGTCTGATAGCCATTTAAACTCTATACTGAACTTTTCAATTAAGTCCATGATGATATACGACTTACGCAAATCGCGCTCAAATTCGTACTTGTAACAGGTTGGGCCGTGTGGTGCTCGTTCAGCGTTTTGGTGCCACATGCACCCTTGTTCGAGACTGTCATCAGGATAGTCAATCCACCCCAAAAGCCGAGCGATTTTATCGGCTATGTCTTTGTTACCGTTACTCATGACTTGGGCTCCCAAATACGGATGTATTCTTCGCCGAGCGTTACTATAGACCCGACCAGATCCAGGTGGTCCGCAACGGTGTTACCGCGACTTAACGTTGCGTGTGGTACGTGGTGGTAGCCCTCATACGGATAACCGTTGTCTGTGTAATACTGATGGCGACGGCGGACCAGTTCGGAGTCAATTAGTGCAACTGTTACGTTGCTACCCTGCCAATAAACCACGTCAGTAATAAGTCCGTCGGCGATTGCGGCGCTAGTGTGGACTTTACCGCCACGCTTGGCGTCGCAAAACGCCAGTGTTACGTGGTAGTCGGTGCCGATAACGTTTAAAGCGGCTGTGAATTTACTCATGGGTGATCATCCCCCGCCACAAGTCCCAAAACAGAGCAGGCTGCGATTGTGCAATACGCCGCAGTCGGTCGCCGAACTGCTGCATATCCCAGCGCACCGATACTTCCTGAATGTAATAGCCGCGACCCTGAATGAAGCCGATCAGCTCAGCACCGTTCAGCGGCTCTACACACAGCTCGTGCCGTGAGCCGCGTAAAGCATCTGCAAACCGGATTGGCTGGTATGACGCGCTATCGGGCGTCATCCAGTTGCTGACGGTCAGTGGCGTGACGTCCCAGCGTTTAGCCAGTGCAGCGCGGTCGGCAGTGCTGAGTGGCTTCGGTACCGGTGGTTTCCATATGCTGTCTGTGAGGCTAAACGCATCTGCGGGCACCATACGGACATCGCCGAGGTCATCCCAATAGAAGCCGCGCTGGCCGCCGTTGCCGTGGCTGGTGAGCTTCAGGCAAGCGTATTGCTTACCGGGCGTGAAGTTGCCGTGATTCAACGGCTGGTTGAGTGTGTGTAGTGGGTATTGCATTACATTATCGCTCCGCTGTTTGTCAATTGTTATTATACTACCCGCTAATCAGCGGCTTTACAAGTTTTTCCGCTTCGGCGATGTACCATTCGTAATTTAAGTCAGCCGGGTTGAATGTGGACATGTCGTTGCACTCCTTCACGCGCCAGCCGGCACACACCGATGACCGCCGATCAGCTTCAGGCAGCTGCAGTTTGCCGACCACTTCCGTAAAGCCTTTTTCCGCGCTGCTGGCTACTCCGCGCTCGCTTTTCACTTCTTTGGTTTTACCGGTCGTTGGGTTGCGTAATGTCCACACGTATTTGGGGCCGGTTGGCGGCATGATTTTAAACATCTGCCCGCCGGTCTGGCTGACGTAATACCGCGTGATGTTCTGCACGGTTTGGCCGTCGATTTCCAGACTGCTTGAGCGCGGTACTTTGATCACGTTCATAAAGTCAAACCAATCGCGGTGTGACGTGATGTATTCCCGAATATCAGCGCCAAACAATATCGCAGCCTCAGCCGCCATCGGCACCACTAAGCAGCTGTGGGGTTGGTGCCAGTCCATCTCCGATGTATCGCCGGTATGAGCGCCGACAGCGCAGTAAGCGCCCTTGCGTTTGATTTTGTTGTCAGCTGTGACAGCGATATAGTTGTTGACGTCACGGATAGCCATCAGTCTATATTCAGCAAACTCAAGAGTTAGCAGGGTGAACTGCTGCCACCAGTCTGTGATCTGCTGTACCGGTCCTGACTGCTCGCGTGGGTAACGTACCGTGATACCGTCTGTGTTAATCTGCACCACTTCCAGTCCGATGACTTTAATCAACTGTTCGGCCAGCATACATAACAGCAGCTGCCCGTTAATTGTGATTTTCATGGTGTACTGAGGGTCGTAAAACGGGCTGTACTCGTTGTTACTATCACCATACACACCGTTAAGCGCCAGCTTCAGCATCGCGTTGATTGCTGGGAATTTCTTTTTCGGGTGCGCTTGGCGCTGCTGGTACACGTCCAGATACGTGTCGCAAAATACGGTCCCCAGATGCTCCGGGTAAATGCGGTTAGCAATTGCCAGATTCGGATAGTAGCTGGCCACGTCGAAATCCATGATAACGTGGCTATCAGTGCTTCGGACTATTTGCGAGTCCACAGAGCCATGAATACCGCCGGCGCCGAAATCATATCGGAAGCCGTCGACAGTAGCGGTAAGCCCAGTAAACACGCCGCGAGTTTCGTAAATAGTCTGACTAACCAGCCATGCACGGATGCGCTCAAATTCCGGATGCTCAAAGCGGATATAGGGGAATACCACATCTGACAGGCGGATAAACGGGCGCGGGGTTTGGCGCGGCTCACGGCGGCCACTGGCCCGCGTATAGCACATGTCGTCACCGAGGCGCATGATAAAGTAGTCTTTGCCGATTTTGGTGTCGTTGTGGTTCAGAAAATTGCGGCCGTACTTTTCGGTCAGTTCCTCGCGGAATTTAATTGCCGGTGTCGTCTCAAAGTAGAAGTCTGTCGTCGCGTCAATATCCTCGTCCATATACACGCCGAGTTCGTCCATTTGCGAATCCGTAAGCCAAGTACCCACTGGAAACGGTAAGTCGCACACGTTACGCCGGCGCATGTTAAATTCCAGCATCTTCAGGCTGGTGCGCTTATTGTTATTGTCAAAGTGGTGGATTTTATACAGGTCAATTTGCGGCACAATCCAGTCGGATTCCCACACCTGATACGACCAATCATCTGACCGAATAACCGCCATCGCGTAGTTATAAATGTCCTGTACGCTGCAGTACGGATTCATAACGAGCCAGTGCAGTACAGGGTAGTCAAAGCCGATATTGTTGTAACCGACTGCTCGCCAGCCTTTGGTGCTTAAAAACTGATATAACGCTTGCCGGTCATCGCGCCGTGTGGAAATCTCAAACCGCCAGCGCTGGCCAGTTTCCACACATTTAAAACCTATCATGTAGCAATTGGGGAACGTCTCACAGTCATAGGTGCGATCAGTCATGGTGGGGTGCTCCGAGAAAAGGCCCGCGCAGGAAGCAACGGGCCGGTGATATTACTGCGCTACGGGGTATGTGGCAATCATGGCGTCAGTGTGGCCAGCACCACGTAACGCCGCTTCAGTGTATGCAGCACCGCCGTACAGCCGCTTCACTTCCACAGGTGCATAACCGCCACCTTGCGCGAAGTTAGGCGCCGGCACAGCGCCTGGTGCTGCTGGTGCTGCTGGTGCTGCTGGTGCTGCTGGTGCTGCTGGTGCTGCTGGTGCTGCTGGTGCTGCTGGTGCTGCTGGTGCTGCTGGTGCTGCTGGTGCTGGGAGCGGCGCACCGGGCAGAGCAGGGGCAGAAGGGATGCCACCGACCGCGGGAGCAGCCATAACGCCAGCCGGTAGTACCGGTGCGGTGCCGAACACTTGTGCAGCAGACGGACCGCTGACAATTTCCTGACCGATACCGGCAAGCTGCGCCATGTTCATGTTCATGTATACGCCGGCTTGATTACCAGTCTGCTCGTTGGCCTTCGTGCTGCCGTCAATGCGGTAGTAATAGCCGCGCTTCAGCTGCATCGGATCAATGATCTCCTGGTTAGCAGTATTGTACACGCGACAAGGACCGATAGAGCCGTAACGGGTGAATTTTAAAATCCAATGCCCAGGGTAGCCTTCCTTGCCAGCATGTTTCGGATCGTCACCGTTATCGATTTTCCACGCAAACGCGGTATTCTGGAACTCAGCGCCCTTGTAGTGGTCGTGCGCAGCGCTACGGATAGCTGTGAACACTGCGCCCAGATCGCCCGGCTCGTCCCACCAAGCAGCGGTAGTTTTAGGAAATGCCAACGCTACAAAGGTGTTGTACTTTGCAGGATCCAGCGGTTTATTTTGGTGATCGGTTTTGTTTACTTCAGTGAACGAGCCAGAAACTAAACGACCAACAGGTGTTAAGAAATTAAACGTTTGAGCCATGTGTATTACTCCAGATTATTGAGCAGGGCCAAAAACCGCTGCAGGGTTATTTTCAATGACGGCGGCGCGCTTGTCGCCGGTGGGGGCAACTTCAAGTGCACCCAGTGGTTTTTCAGTTACCAGATCCAGTGTTTCAGCTGGTAACAGTTTTTCGATCTCGCCAAGTGGCCGTGGCTTTTCCTGAAACAGAGCGCCGCGGTCAACGCCGTACAGCATAGCAATTTGTTCCAACTCGTCCACACGTTTGAGCGTCCGGCGACTAACACCGCGCACCACTTTAAAGCCTGGTACGTGGCTGCCGGCTTTAATCATTGCCAGTGCTTGCTGTTTCAATACGGTTTTCATCGTTTCCGATGTTTCCGCAAGTCCCAGCACGCGGGCCAAACGCTCGCCAACTTCTTCCGGTGTGGTAGTCTGCGGTGCGTCAAGTATTGTCAGTTGTTCCATAAGCAGTCTCCAAAGGGCCGGACAGATGCCAGCGGCGTTACAGGTGCCACACCACTTGCCGGTGCGTAACGGTGCGTTAGGCTGGTTAGCCTCCCATGCCGCATAGATAAACACTTGGCGCCAGTGCTCGATGGTCGCGGCGTCCACATGCCACACCTTCACGGTTTCACCAGTCATGTCACGCGGCTGCACGATAATCAACGTTGCACTGTCCACGTAACGCAGTGTCAGCTCGTCAAGACAAGCGCCTATCAACTGCGCGTTATTCACAGCTTCGACTGACCGGTGCCCGTATTTAAAATCCAGTACCGTCAGATGCCGTGAGACCCCGCGCAGGTGCCGGTAATCACTACGCCCCATGATGCCCCAGCGTTTATGGATACGGCAGCCGGATTCAGTTAACCAAAACCGCCCGTATTTGTCGCGCACGTGGTCATCAGGGTTCGCGTCGTGCCGAGCGTATGGGTCTGTCAGCCAGCTTAAATACGCGTCGCGCTCTGCATCAATGTAATTGGGTTCAGTGCCGATATATTGGCGGATGGTGTCGATATACAGCTTGCAGCCGTCCATCATTTCACTATCCACTGTGATACCGTGTGGCCCCATTTCACCTGTGAAGATCGGATCGCCGCGTAACAGTTTTCCAATCACCCAGTCCGCCGTCCGACCTTCCAGCTTTTTCTGTTCGCGCTTTGGATCAGGTTCCAGTGTTACCCGCGGCGTTAAGCTGAGGCTGCCGGGGCAGCCTATCGCTCTTTCCGCATTGTGGAGGCGGAAATATTCCATATTACAACAGCCCAGCCGCGATGGCTTCAGCGTTAGCAGGATCAGCCGCCATACGCTGCATCAGGTTGTAGCAGTCATCCACTTTATCCGCCGGCACTTGATCGATTGCTGTCACGCCGTAAGACTGCATCAGCCCCATCAGCAGCGGTGCAGCTTTACCAGGCAGTGCAGAGTTAATAGCAGACAGCACTTTAGTTAACGCGCCTTTTAAGTCCGCATGGGTCTTGCCCGCTGCTGGAGCTGCCTGAGGTGCTGGAGCTGCCTGAGGTGCTGGAGCTGCCTGAGGTGCTGGAGCTGCCTGAGGTGCTGGAGCTGCCTGAGGTGCTGGAGCTGCCTGAGGTGCTGGAGCTGCCTGAGGTGCTGGTGG